AAGGAAAGATTATGCCCTCTGTATTTTTGACATCTGATACACACTTCGGTCATGCTGGAGTGTGTCGCTTTCTTACCAACACTGGTGAGAAGTTGCGCCCATGGGACAATCCAGATGATATGGACGAAGATATGGTGAAGCGGTGGAATGAAACCGTGAAGCCAAACGATAAGGTCTATCATCTTGGTGATGTTGTGATCAACCGCAAGGCTCTGGCTATTATGCATCGCCTTAACGGTGATAAGGTGCTGATCAAGGGCAACCATGACATCTTTAAGTTGGATGATTATACGCAACACTTCCGTGAGATTCGTGCATACCAGGTTATGGACGGTATGATTCTAAGTCATATCCCTATCCATGAAGCAAGTCTTGGAAGATTTGGCACGAACATCCACGGACATCTGCATAGCAATCGTGTGATGAAGGCCAACGGCTTTGACAAGAAAACTGGTCAAGTGCTGTATGGAAATCAGATCGATCCAAGATACATTAGCGTTTGTGTAGAAGCCACAGACTTTCGTCCTATTTTATTTGAAGAAGTGAGGCAACGTATCATCGACCAAGGTGGAACTGTCGGATTTAAGAACGGAAACGGTCCCACTATGTAAGGGTTCTGCCTCGAGTCCAATCAGGTCCGGGGCAGTCTTTTACTACTTTGTTGATATAGCCATTAGTCCACCAAATGGCACCAATGCGTTTTGTTCCAATAAGTTGTTTAGTAGATTCGGATAACTTTTGACCTGTTTTACTTTTGCTACCTTTGGCATTTTGATTGCCTGTGGCACGAATCGATCTCGCTTTACACATATCTTCTGTATATACAGTATTTTTTGCAAGTTGATTTCCTAACAAACGAATAGACGACTGATGTCTATGTTTAATCGATGGAATCCACCCGGACACACCATCTCCTCCATCAGTTTTGTTATACAATATTCCAGAACTTAAATCTTTTCGTCCATACCAACGGATATATCTACGCTCTAATGCACATGCACCAATATCTGATAAGTTCGTTTCTAAGAATATGATCTTTGATTTGTCTTTGGGAACAGACACATTATGTTGTGGTGAATATGCTCTGTTGCCTTTTCCTTTACCAATATAGTAAGGCGTTCCATCAGATTTTCTGACATAGGCATAGACGTAATAAATAAACATTGCTGATACTCCTTGAAAGTGTTAGAGTCTGTGGATATTGACGTATCGTGACAGACACTTCTATTTATATTTTTCAGGAAACTACTAAATAATGATTGCCATTCGCTCGGTATCATAGTATATTGAGTGAGTAAGCCGATGCGCTGAGGCTTAGAAGCGCCGTGAAACGTAGAGAACGGAATGCACGAAAGACATTCGCTGGATTGCGTAACCAGCACTTATAAATAGTATCTTAACCAGATCGTAAAACGCGGTCTTTATTGAAAACACCCTACACACTTTTGTACGGTGGTTCTTCGCTCCCTATCCTATCAGTTTAGAGAAGAGAATGTTCGAAGACAAATAAAGGAAGAATAATGACGAATGGATTCAAGCAATCTAAAACCCTTCAAGACATCTTTGTTGGTATTGCAATATCTCTCGCACTAACACTGACTGTCCAACAAGTGTTCCATAGACCATCGGAACCAATAGTTATTGAAAGACAAGTTATCGTTAAAGTCCCAGTCTACCTAAGTGTGCAAGATAAGAAGCAGATCAAGTGTCTTGCTGATAATGCATACTTTGAGGCTGGTAATCAAACAACAAGAGGAAAGATTGCCGTCACTAATGTCGTAATGAATAGGACAAGTGACGATAGTTTTCCAAGTACTCCATGTGGAGTTGTCAAACAAAAGAAGCAAGGTCGTTGCCAGTTCTCATGGGTCTGTGAGAAGAAAAAGGTAGTTGACGTTGATGTTTACACAGAAAGCAAACGAGTTGCCGAACAAGTTTATATCCAAAACATTGGAGATGTAACTGCTGGAGCAACGTTCTACCATGCCAATTGGATGAAAACTTATCCTTTTTGGTCAAAGGTATTTAAGCAAACGGTAAAAATAGAAGATCATATATTTTATTCAGAATCATAAAGAACATTTATTTGATGTGATGTGTTGTCTGTAGTTTCCTGGATTAAAACCTTTGCCACATTTAGCACACACATTTTTATTTTGTTTTTGAAAATCACTTATGGCTTTCTTATGAAAATCTGTTCTCGGCGGTATTGTCTGTAGTTTTCTTTTATCTTTTATTTTGTTCTTTGTTTCTTGTGACATAGGTCTTCGTGCTGATGGATTTGGCACTCCTGTTTTAGTTTTTTTCATTTTCTCAATAACATCTTTAGGCCTTGGTTTTCCTAAACGAGATTCTTTGAGTTTTTGTTTTGTTTTTTCAGAACAAGGATGACCTTTCAACCCCGTCTTTCCTTTATTCCAAGGTGTTCTTCCGGCAGCAGTTTCTCCACCGTCTGTCATATTTCTTAATATTCCAGTGTTATTATCTTTTCTTCCATACCAACGAATATATCTTCTTTCTAACGCAAGAGCGCCAAGTTCTGAAAGATTTCTTTCCATTATTATGATTCGTTCTTTTTCAGAAGGAAGATTTACTCTATGCTCGTTTGAATATGCTCTTTTGTTTTTACCTTTACCGATATAATAAGGCGTGTTATCTTTTCTAAGATAAGCATACACATAATAGACATAAATACTCATTGCTGATACTCCTTGCAAGTGTTAGAGTAGATGGAGTTCTGGGGAGTCCTCGCGATCTACATTCTATTTATAAAAACTTGAAACCAACACCACATCTTTTATAGAGAAGGCTAATACATCATGGAAGAAATCGTACTAGAAAAGGCTCTATCGAGTGAAAAGTTTACAGCCGATATTGAAAATCTGATTGCACAACATAAACTTAACTATGTTGATGCGGTCATTCATTATTGCAACATCAACAACATTGAAGTCGAAAGCGCAGCCACAATAATCAAGCAAAATCTTAAGATGAAGGCTCAACTAGAGTCTGAGTATGAGAGTCTTAACTATTTGCCAAAGCGGGCTAAACTGAACTTCGGATGAGAGTTGCTATGACTCCCTTTGAGACTTACAAGACATTCGTTGCTCTTAAGGCACACTTTGAGACCAATTATGATTATATTAAAAATAATGGTAATACAAAAAATATCACACAAGATGTCTTTAAACAGAGAAGAGATGCCAACTTCTTTTACAAAATAGCCAGACATAAAGACTCGAAAAACTTTATGCTGGCTAACTTTGTTGGCAATTCTATTTCTTATGCTGGTGATCTAGCAACTGATAAAGCGGATGTTGTATATTCAGACTGGCTTAAGCGGCAGCAGGCTATTACATATATCTTTACTGAAGACTGCAATAAACTATTGACAAACTTCAATGAAAACTTTATAGTAAAGAGTGGGCAGAGACCACATGCATTGAAGTTATACTTACAGAAACAGATCAGTATTGAAACACTGATCATTTTGAATGACATATGCAAGTTCTTTCCACATTGGAACAAGACAATCACTGAAACGATTATCTGGCCATCAATATATAAGAAGTGCATTAAATATAAACCGTTCTTTCGTTATGACACTGCAAAGTGTAAACAGATCATGAGAGACATATTTACAGGTGATGAATGACTGATTACTTTCAATACAATGTAGGACTGCCATCCAACCCTTTCATGGATGCTCCTGCTCCTTTGTTCTCTGATAAAGAGACAGCGGATAAGATGGCTCGTGCAAAGCAAATCAATGACGACACTTTCTGGGCTTCTATGCGTGAAGTCTTTGCTAAAGACCTGGAAACGCTTCCTATGGAACGCTTCAAGGTCTGGGCTTCCACTATGACTGTTCCTATCATGAGTCGCAATCGGTTAACTGCTTATATGAAGATTGCTTTGGATGCTCTTGAACTTAAGGCAGTCGATGGACCCACTCGTACTGAGATTGCATTAACCGAACCCATGATTGGTATAACTGAAAAAGATTATCCAATCTATGCAGTCTTTGATGACTTCAAGACAACCATGAATCGTATCCAAGCATTCGCACATCTTAAAATCAATCGTATCTCTGCTGCTGACCTTGAGCGTATGGACACAATCGTTGAACTTGGCGGTGGTGTTGGTGATATGGCTGATGTTGTCTACAAGTTGGGATTCAAGGGTAAGTATATCATCTATGACTTCCCTGAACTTGGTAAGATTCAAAAGTGGTATCACGATGAACTTGGGTTGACAAACGTGGTACATACTGATAATATTAATGATCTGGTAGACGCTGATCTATGCATCGCTACTTGGTCATTGACCGAAATGCCTATGGATTTGAGAGATCAGATTGTAGACAAGATCGGGAATACGAAGAATTGGCTCATTGCCTATTCTAATGAAATCTTCGGATTTGATAACGATAAATACATCCGTGAGAACTTGCTTCCACGGTTCAAAGTCGGCTATGATACAGAGTTTACCGATGTACCATATATGGCTTGGGATGGTGGCACCAAGTATGTCACGATCAAACAAAACACATAATCATACACTTAACATAAACATACAAGGAAATAAAAATGTCATTTGCAGACCTAAAGCGTACTTCTTCCAGCAACTTTGAAAAGTTGAACCAAGAACTTTCAAAGATGAACACAAAGTCATACAATGATGACGACAAGGATAAGTACTGGTACCCAGACACCGACAAGGTTGGTAACGGCTATGCTGTTATTCGGTTCTTGCCACCAGCAGAAGGCGAAGATATTCCATTCGTCCGCATCTGGGACCACAGTTTCAAGAATCCAGATACTGGACAGTGGTATATCGAGAAGTCGCTATCGACTCTTGGTAAGGCTGATCCGCTCGGCGAGTATAACTCAAAGTTGTGGAACTCTGGTATTGACTCTGATAAGGAAATCGCTCGCCTTCAGAAGCGCCGTTTGACCTTTGTCTCTAACATCTATATCATCAAGGATGGTGCTAATCCTGAAAACGAAGGAAAGGTCAAACTCTTTAAGTATGGTAAGAAGGTGTTCGACAAGTTGAATGATGCAATGAACCCACAGTTTGATGATGAAAAGCCAATGAACCCATTTGACTTCTGGGCTGGCGCGAACTTCAAGTTGAAGATTCGTCAAGTCGAAGGCTATCGTAACTACGATAAGTCCGAGTTTGATGCAGTTGGTGCATTGTTTGAAGATGACTCTAAGTTGGAAACAATCTGGAAGCAAGAGCAATCTCTACAGGCTCTGATCGATCCTAAGGTCTTCAAGACCTACGAGCAACTTCAGGCTCGTCTCAATCTGGTGTTGGGTAAGACCAAGACTGTGGCTGAGACACGGAATAGTTTTGTCGAAGATGATTATGTAGCACCTGCGCCTGCGGCTAAGGCTGCTCCCGCAAAGGCTATTGCGTCAACTGATGACGATGATGACGACGGGCTAGAGTTCTTCAAGCGACTCGCTGAAGAGGACTAAAACTAGAGGGGAGAGTTTCGGCTCTCCCCTTTTTTTATGCTGTGCCGAAATACATATGATATCCAGAAGAAGGATCATGATATGCTGGAGGCGGAACATTCTTTCCATTGCCTGCCATCATTCTTGGGCTTGATCCAGTTCCCGATTTTCCTGTGGCAGCGGTTTGAGTTGTCTGCTTCTTAACGATAGGCTTTTGTGTCTGAGACAGAGCAACATCATTAGATGCCATCGCTACTTTAGGAGTTTCAGCAGGAGATGGTTTTCCTTTAGGACCGTCATCAACAGCAAGAAGAACTTTGCGTTCTTCTTCAACTCGTTTGGCAACACCCGCTCTAGTCTTATCATCACTACTCTTGAATCTTGTTGAAACAGTGCTGGATTTGTAATCTTGAATAGCATTGATTATTTCTTTATCAGACATAGATTTGGTATCTTTGCCTTTTAATGCTTTTTGTATGACACTTGTGTTCGCGCCATATTGATTGGCTGTACTGAAGATTGCTTCTTGCACACCAGCACCACGACCAGATAAATCTATGCCCGCTTTTTGTAATTTTGCAACTTGTGGATTATAATGAGTCTTAGCAGCATGTGCTTGTTGAGCGGCGCCAAACTCTTTAGTCTTTCCTAGTTCCTTCCACTTAGCATCAAACTCTTTTGACCCAACTTCCATACCAGCAAACTGTTTGGAATATCCACTTTCTTTTAGAAACTTTTGAACATCGCCTGTTTTAGATGACAGTTGGAATTTGCCGTAACTTTTTCCACCAGCATCGCCTTTGCCAGTTGACACAGTTCCTGATTTACCGCCACTCTCAAAGAATGCAGCAACTTTACCAAGACCTTCACCAACACCTTTGCCAATAGCAGTCGCGCCTTCACCAACTTTTTCAGCAGCCTGTTTACCAACAGCAACCGCACCTTCACCAACCTGTTTACCAACAGCAACCGCTTTCTTAGCGCCCTCTTTTACTTTGCCACCAAGGTGTCCAAAAAACTCTTTGATTGAATCAATGATGTTCTGGAACTTTTCAGAAACAACAGCAAATCCATCTTTGATGTTTTGGATCGCAGTCTTTATGCTATTGACTATAGGACCTATAAGATGCATTGCACCTAGTACGGCAAACTTGATGCCCTCTCTGATCGCTTTATCTAAGAAACCTTCTTTACCTTTTTCTTTTTTATCGCCTTCTTCGCCATCTTTGGGAACTTTGTCTGCGTGTTTTTCTTGTGCATTCTCTGTTGCTAAACGATTTGCTTGTAACGATTGGTCTTTTTGAAGATTCATTGAATCTTGTAAAGTTGTATCAATAGATTTGGCGCGACTTAAGATAGATTTGATCAGACCTGTGTTACTGGCTGATGGAGATGATATGCTTTGTTCCGATGATGTGTCAGAAATAGCAGAATACGGAACAGTCTTACCAGCAGGAAGAGGCATAGGAACAGACATTTGAGCACGGATTTGCTCCATTGCTTTAGGAGAAAACCCTGCTGCCTCTAAAACTTCCGGCGATTTATATACTGTAGGTAGTCCCATTTAGGTCTCTTCTATTATTTGTTTTTGTTTGTTTAAGAAGTCAAGAAGCATATCAACATATAGATCACGTTCATAGGGCATGAGATTTTCTAAATCTGTTATTGAATATTTATGATGCTGAACCATTGAGAAAATCACGGTATAATAATTACTAAGACTAGTATGACTCAGCCCAAGGTAAAAAAATCACGGAGCGTATCCAACACAATCTCTCTGTCATTATCAAGTGAGTTTTTATATTTGATCGTGTAGATAAGTTTTGGTGTGTTATCAATGAACTCTTTTACTTTCTCAAAACTTTTGGTATCGATGCTATCGATAAAGGTCTGGAGTTCTTCATCGGTATGTTCATATACAGGATAAACAGTTTCTTCATCATAAATCTCAACAATACATTTCTTAACAAAGAAATTCAAAACATCATCCAATCCATCTTCTAGATCGTCTGCTTCATCAAATACTGATGCTGTTGGATGCTTCATAATCATACCAATACCATTACCAAGTTGAATATTGTTATCGATGGCTTTTGGGCGAGTAACTTGGACTTCTTCTAGATCGATCTTAAATGTATATTCTTTTTCATCTTCTCTATCTTTGTATTTGACTTCAATGATATTGTTGACCGACCGTGATCTTAGTTTTAAGAAGATGAATTCGATGTCCGTCATGGTAAGACTGTCAATATCCAAATCTTCTGAGATACAACAGTTATTGATTATCTGTTTAATAGACTTGAGAATATCTCTATTGCTATCCGATTGTTGGGCCATCAATAGAATCTTTTCCTCTTTGACAAGGAAAGGCCTAAACTCATAAGTCTTGTTGAATGAAGGAATTTCAATTTCAAATATTGGAGATTGGATTTTTGGTAAAGCCATGATTATTTTCCTTTGGTTGCAGTATCGTCCGCAGATGTTTCAATAGTGAGATATGTATATTTGATAGTTGTTGTGAACTTCATCATATCTCCATTACCAGAATCTAAGTTAATAGGATTTGTGGATTCTGGGTATGCATCAAACAGTGTGACTTTGGTTTTTCTGTTGTTGTTGTAATCATACACATATATTTGCATTTGCTTACAGATGTAGTCATCTTTATATGTTAGTTCAAATGGCATATTGCCGCCTGCAGGTGCCATGCCTTTTGACACGTCATAGTTTATGATGTGATTTGTCCATTTATTAAAATAGTCGATCACTTTGGTTTCTCTATCAACAACGAATGTCAATGCTATACTGTCAAACTTGACACCATATGGGCGTTGTTCTCTAACACCATATCCATATCTGAAGATATCCATGTTATTAAAAGACATTCCAGGCAAAACAACATTTTCACATCTCAATGTCAAAAACTCGTTTCTTAAATCAAAATACTGATTTGTCATAGGATCATTGGCAAAAATAAGTGGTCGAGGCATTACTACCAAAAATCTATTTGTTGGTAGAATGCCGTTCTCGTTTATTTCTGTTCTGAAGTTTTGTATATCAAAAGAAGTTTTTTGTGCAATATTAGGATTTGGAACAGATTTTAAATTCTGTATTTCTTGTTGTGTTGATATTGCTTTTTTGTTAATCGGATCATACGGCTTACCCGTTTGAGGATTAAGTCTTTGAGAATCGCTCATGTTATACTTAGAAGCGTCTTCTATTGATCGAGTTGCGAAATCTTTAGAAGCAGCAAGACGCGCTCTGTCCGCCGACAGTTCTTCATCTGATGAAATCAATCCAAATAATGCCATTACCCTCTAACCTTCTTCTTGTCTCTTAGTTGTTCTATTTTTGCTTCTAGAAAGTAGATTTATTATAAATATCATCATACTCTATTTATAAAGGTTACTCCAATGATTCATAAACATCATATTATTCCCAAGCATATGGGCGGCACAGACGACACAGATAATCTTATTGAATTGAGTGTTGAAGAACATGCAGAAGCGCATAGAATGCTTTATGAACAACATGAAAGAAAAGAAGATTATCTCGCTTGGAAAGGATTATCTGGACAAATTGATAAAGAAGAAATATTAAAAGAAATATATGTAAAAAATGGAAAAAAATTAGGTAAAAAAAATATAGGAAGAATTCCTTGGAATAAAGGATTAACAAAATCAGATCCAAGAATTAAAGCGAGTGCTGATAAAATGTGTAAACCAAAAACAGAAAAACATAAACAAGCACTGCGTAAACCAAAATCAGATAAAGGTAATATAGGAAAATACGAAAGAACGGATGAAACAAAACAAAAACTGAGAGAAGCGAATGTTTTACGGTTTAATGAAGAAGGTCGCAAAAAACACTCGGAAATAATAAAAAACAATAGAAGAAAATGCAGTTATTGTGATATGGTATCAAATGTATCAAACATAACCAGACACGAAAAGAAATGTCCTAAATCTGTCTGATTTTTTTCTTGCTATCAGCCCAAACCTGTGATGTGGTTGCTTTTTCAAACCTGGCTGTAGGAAGCATCAGGGCAATATCCCATTCAGATGGATACACATACATCATCTTTGATCTAACATGGCTTGTCAGGTAGTGCTTGATGCATGGAGAGAAATATTTCAGAGTTGACACTTTAGATAGCAGTTCATAGTTCAGTTTCAGTTTGGTTGATTCATCATATCTGCTATTGTTTGCATATTCATACAGCCCATCCATCAACTTCGCTCTGAGTTGTGGTGGCAGATAGTGCAGATTCAATCCTAGAAAGCCGCCTGGAATCTTCTTGAATGGAAAGATCAGTGGAAATCTGTCATAGAATGGCAGTGTGTCTTTGTGCTTTGGATCGTAATAGAACATGTACATCTGTCCAGGCAACGGCTCTTTCTGGAGCCTGTCTTTATCAGAGTTCAACAATGATCGTTCGTTGATGCTACTGATCTTGCCAGCAGTTGTACGAAACCAATCACGCGCCTCTTTAGTCCGCGCTGGAATCTGTCCAGAACGAACGCCTTTAGTGATGATTGTATCAAATACATTTGCCATTAACGAGCGATTCCTAGTTCTACTTCAGTTATAATCTCAAACTTCCATTTGCGTTCTTTGCAGTAGTTACTACATGCAGCCCACTTAGCACTATTTATACCCCATGTTTGGACTTCTGTAATATATTTGCGAGTTGCTTTGGTCTGAACTTTAGGCGGTGCACACTGGACTTTAGGCTTAATCTCGACTACAGTAGTCTCAATCAATCCTTCAGGCGTTCTCTTCTTGATCACGAAATCTGGAAAGTATCTGTGAATCTTATTGTCTATTGGAGACTTGTAAGGGATAGCCAACTCTTCACTTGACCACTTGATAACATTTGGATGACCGTCTAGATAACTCATGAACTTGAGTTCCCATCTTGATCTGTAGACAATATTACTCGGATCGCCGAGATACTTCTCAGGATGAAATGGTTTAAACTTTCCTTTGTGTGTTTTGTAAGCCATGGATTATTTATATAAATAAAAGAAACTCTTGTTAAGGCATCAGATGACCGATTTCTTCAAAAAAATTGTAATCAATCCATTAGAAAAAATGGTAAAAAACAATATCAGCGGATACATCAACAAAGCAGAGAATGCTTTGATCGATGCTGTTGGTGATAGTTTGGGCAGACTTGGATTAAGTTCAAATAGCAGAAACAAATATTTAGCGGCTCTTGGCGATTCTATTCTATCTGGTATTGCTAGTGAGTTCTTCGGCGCTTTTAATGGAGAACTCGACAGAATAACAAAAAAAGATATCATTAAAAATACAGGCTTTGCTGCCACTGATTCTATTGGTGATACGCTTTCGCAGCCATCCACAATCAACAATCTTCATTATCCAGCAGACTTGAACAAGTATTACGTATCATTCGCATTCAAAGCATATGAAAGACCAACACCATTTTACCCCGTACAAAAAATAGAAAAAGATTCTATCTCTCTGCCATTGCCAAGAGATTTGATTGAGAGTCATGAAGTTGATTATAACAGTGGCACTACTGGAATGGCGGGGTCTGTTTTCAATGGTGTTCCTTCTGCTGCTGAAGGCTTGAGTGGAAACACAGTTGGCCAAGCAGGCATCGCCGCTGCTGCATATGGTGTAGAGACTGCTGCATCATTACTTGGTAACGATTTCTTAATGTCTCTTCAACAAGCGGCAGGCGCGGTTGCAAACCCAAATATCGCAACTGTGTTCAAGTCTCCTAAAATGCGGTCACATAAGTTCTCATGGACCTTTGCTCCTAATAACGAAAGTGAAAGCAGAACCATTCGAGATATTATCAAAAGATTTAAGCAGAGTGCATTACCAAAAGTATTCTCGGATACAACTGCTGCATTAGCATTTCCTGATATGTGCCAGGTAACATTGCACCCATGGGGAAATGGAAACTGGAATCCAAATACAGGATATGATGATTCTTACATGTATGTCTTTAAGACTTGCGTGATCGAATCTGTGAGTGTCAACTATGCGCCAGAACTGCCAGCATTCTTTGCATCTAAAGGTGCGGGACCGGCACCAGGGTTTATCACATTGTCAATCGCTTTATTAGAGGTCGAATACTTCACTGCAAACGATTATGGTGTGGCTAAACAAGGTGCGGGAGAAGTGGTATTAGGAAATCTGAAGACCACATTGAATACATTAACAGGTTCAACCACAACAGGAACTGGAGCATAAATGTCTAAGTATTTCGATAGATTTCCTGTTGTGATGTATAACGGCAGCCCTGTAAAGAATATCATGGCTCGAATAAAGTTCTCTGAAAATACCATGAATGATGCAACAAGTTTTGTTCCTCATAGAATAGAAGATTCGGTTCATAGAGCAGATCACATTGCAGATGCATATTACGGCGATTCTTATTATGACTGGATTTATCACTTCAGTAATAGAACTGTTGATCCATATCATGATGTGTTCAAAAATTCTATCGCACTGAATGAATACATCAAGGGCAAGTATGGTACATTAGAAAAAGCCAGAGACACTGTTCTTTATTACAGAAACAATTGGGTCGATGAAGAAACTATTACTGTCTATGCATATGAAATGTTATCAGGTCCTTTGAAGAAATATTATACGCCTATTATAGATTATGCAAATCAGATCATAGGGCATTCCAGAAAACAAATCGATTGGATTGCATCTACAAACTATATAAAGCAGTTGACTATTGGCGCTTTTGCATCTAATGCATTTGTTTCAGGCGATAAGATATATCAAGTCTATAATGGAAGCATTGTTGCCAAGGCTGAATTGATTTCATCTGATGTTGACACTGCCACTATCACTGTAAAGCATATTGAAGGCGCATTTATAACTACTGCTACTAATACTCTATACGGTAAATATGGGAGCGTAGGCACATATTCAGTCAATACAGTCACTGATCTTGTTACTTGTATTCCAGCAAATGAGATGAAGTATTGGGCACCTGTAAACGTATATGACTTTGAAATAGAACATAACGAAGATAAAAGAAATATCTTTTTGTTAAGAAACAGCATTAAAGATGGCGTTGACAGACAACTTACACAACTATTGAGATCATAATGACAACAAATTTAAATCCAGGCGAAGTAAATATTAAACGATTTGAGTTGATTCACACCAGTGGTAACAGAATCAATCTTATTCCATATGTAAAGCAAATCGATATTTTCGAAAGTATTATGTCACCTGCAATTTTTGGGACTATGCTCATGGTAGATACCATTGGGTTCAGTGACAATCTATTGCTTGGGTACAGTGATGTAGAAATTGATTTTCTTTCATATACTGGTAAAGGTGACTCGACTCCATCATCATTCAAGTTAAAGATATTATCTATTGCGAATGGCAAGTCAAACGAAGTGGATAAGTTTAAAACTTATACTGTGTCTCTAGCCAGTAAAGAATATATCAAATCTTCAAGTATGAACGTGACACAAAACTTTGTTGATATGTCACATGAACAAATGGTTGCCAACTTGTTTGCACGTTTAAAGAGCGACAAGAAGATTACTATTGAAGGAACAAAGAATGTTGACTTTGTGCCTATTTCCAAGTTGAACATATTTAAAGCGATTGATAAGGTAAGAAGAAGATCGGTATCAAAAAAAGGCAAGGCATCTCCATATTGTTTTTATGAAAATAGGCTTGGATACAACTTTCTGACTGTTGAGCAGATCATTGCTGAAGGAAAGAAACATCCATCAGTTGTTTCTGGTGATAGAAACTTTTTCTCTAATAGCGCGAATAAAAGAAACTTCTCTGATTCAGATTGGAGACAAGTTCTTGCTGTTGAACACGTCAAGATGGAAAATCTAATGGACACCGTTGGACGTGGTGGTTTAACTAACTCTACATGGTCATTCAATATCAACACAGGGCAATATGAAGAAGTCAAGTTTGATGCTCTTAAGGGTAGTGAGACCAGCACTTTGAATTCTGAGGCAACACACATCCAAAAAGTTATGGCAGACGATTTAGCAAACGATAAAGATTCTGCATCTGTCAATATGCTGGTGCCAGTTTCAAATGATAGTGATTATGATCGTATTACCAAGAACAGTTATCTAAGAGATTATGTGATGAAAATGTTAAGCAACATGATAAATATCCATATTCATGGTGATTCTGTTTTGGTTGCTGGGTCTGTAATAAATGTTGAATTTCCAAAAGTCGATGGCTTGACGAAGGCGAGCAAGAACCGACTTCTTTCGGGAAGTTATGTCATCACAAAACTCAGACACATTATCCATCCTTCAGGAAAACCAAAGTACTCACAATCTTGTGAAATCGTAAGAACTGGATTTTTGGAAAGTTAATCATGACAACACAAAATATGGGCGAAGAAGGATTCACTTGGTTTGTTGGTATCGTGGAAGATATCGTAGATCCACTAAAAAATGGAAGAGTTCGCGTTAGAATCTTAAACGAGCATTTCAATAAAATTGAGACTGCTGATCTTCCGTGGGCAATCGTGATGATGCCTATCACATCAGCGGCGTTTGATGGTGTTGGAATTTCACCCACTGGCGTTTTCAAAGGATCATACGTTGTTGGGTTTTATCTCGATGGTAAAGAGAAAGCCAAACCATTAATCATGGGAACGTTCAATCTTTCTGCAAGAGGTGGCAACGAAAAGAATAATGACGTGTCCAAGATTGCTAGAGGGCTAGCGCCAGTCCAAAAAGATTACTTAGACTATGAGCCGCAAACAAACTATAAAGCAGTCTACCCCTTCAACAAGACAATGACAACTGTTGCTGGGCATGTAATCGAAGTTGATGATACACCTAAGTCTGAAAGAATTCATGTATATCATACAAGCGGAAGTTACATCGAAATCAATCCAGATGGTACGGTTGTAGCAAAGGCTGTTAAAGACAATATTGATATTACAATCGGAGACAAGAACATTATTGTGGAATCTGGTGATATGTCTATTGTTGCGATAAATGGAAAGATTACTATACAAGCCAAAGGTGATGTTGAAATTAGTTCTGGTGGAACTCTCAGTATTCTTGCACCATTGGTAAATATCAATGGTTAAAAGAATCAAGTTATACGTCCCAAAGCCACTAGAGTTAGAATGTACTCCAGATGGAAACATCGACTATAAGAGTTTGCATGATTATTTTCGTGTATTGGGAACTATTCCTGGACAGTTGAAAGCACAACTAAAAGCCCTAGCATATGAAATGATTGATGAGGCAGTCGCTGATCTTTACAAACTAATCCAAGACATTGAAGACTTGATTAATGAAATCACTGGCTGGCTTCTGACTGATGTGTTCCAACGTATCAAGAACTTCGAACACGAGATGGAATACAAGATCCGCGAGTTCATGAAAGAGATTGATATTTACTTTCAAAAGAAGATTATTGAAGTCATCACAAAACTGTTCAAGCAAGTTGTTGACATTATCAACTTTCCTATTCCATTTCTACCGCCTATTCGTATCTTTGACTTCTTTACAAAGGAGGGTAAGGTAAAGATCAAGGCTATGATCGCTGAGAATATCCACGACATTGTAGAAGCATTGAACAAGATTGATAAACGAATAGCACTGTTCTTTACAGGCAAGTTGACATTGAACATACCAGAATATTCTGCTGAAGAGATTTGGCAAAAACTTATTGCATACATTCAGAAGATCATTAATGACTGGTTGGCTGAAGTGATCGAGTTCATTCGTAATCTTCCTATTATCAAACAGATTCTTGGTGTGCTGAAGTTTCTTCAAGACCCTACCAAGGCTATTCAAGAGGCTATGGACAAAATATGGGATGATGTGCTACAGGCTATAGCAGATGCCAAGAAAGCCGCTATGGAAGCCATAGATGAACTGATCGATTCGATTCTAAACTTCCCTGTACCGATCTTCGGAACGCTCGGAGAAATGCTTGGTATTGATATCAAGGCTGAGGCTCGCAAGTTCAAGGTTCATATGAAAGAACTGTTACTTGCTCGTATCCATGATCTGTGGAATCAGTTGATGGAACGTATTCGCAAGTTCTTTGCTTATGGATGGTTAGAAGAACTTTACAATCTGTTAATGAAACTGGTGCAAAAGATTCTAGACAAGTTCCCAATACTTAAAGACATTATCGCTGCATTGAAGTTGATCATTGACATTCTTACAGGTAATGTAAAGGTCTGCGAGGTCATAAAGATAATATTACCCGTGATCTTTGATCTGTTTGGTTTGGTATATAAACTTATTCCTAGTGATGTGTTTGAAGTTATCTATACAGATTATGGCTATGAGCCAGCAACTAAATAACAGTTAAAAGAGAGAATAGATGGCTATCGAAAGAGTAGATAAAAATACATCTGCAAATCGTCCAAAAGAAATCTACAGCGATTTCTTGACGAACTTTAATGCACACCCAAATACTGGTGCGTTGCTTAAGCGTTCGGATGAAGATTCTGTTAAACGTGCCATGAGAAATCTATTGCTCACTGATATTGGTGAAAGAATGTTTCAGCCAAATCTCGGTTCAAATGTTAATAAATATTTGTTTGAAGATGCAACAGAAGTTACCAAGAATAATCTTCAAGAGTCTATCACAAACACTCTTAAGAACTATGAGCCTCGTGCGAACATTCTTGATGTGGTTGTCAGACTAAGCGATGATCAATATTCCTATATGGTTGATATCTATTTTACTATCATAAATAATCCAACAGTAGTTGTCTTCAACGTCCAATTAGATAGAGTACGATAAATGGCAAATTCTAGCATTAGTCTGACCTCGTTGGACTTTGATAGTTACAAGAGTTCACTTAAGACATATCTTAAGCAGCAAGACAGATTCAAAGACTATGACTTTGAGGCTAGTAACATGAGTGTGTTGCTGGATGTATTGTCGTATAACACCTATCTAAATGCTTTCTATATGAACATGGTCGGCAACGAAATGTTTCTTGATAGCGCACAGTTGCGCGACAGTGTGGTATCACATGCCAAAGAACTTAACTATGTTCCATTCTCGTTCAAGTCCGCTGAAGCACAACTTGCATTGACAATCACTTCTGCTGATCCAACCAAGAAGAACATTACGATACCTAGAGGCACAATCTTTAGCACAAGAGTTGGTTCTAACAACTTCACGTTTACAACAGATGAAAGCGTTGTTACAACAAGTTCTAGTAATGTATTTACCACATCACTCCGTGTTTATGAGGGTGATACTCTTACCGACACCTATTCTGTCAACTACACAAATCCAACCAACTATGTTATCAATAATAAACTTGTTGACATTTCTAGTGTCAAAGTAACTGTTATTGAAAACAACGGCGCTAATCTGTATTCATATGCCAGAGCAACTTCGTTGTTTAATATTGAAGCAACATCGAAGGTATTCTTTGTTCAACCATATATTAATGATACTTATGAAATCATCTTTGGTGATGGTATTGTTGGCGCAAAGCCTAAGAATAACTCAGTTGTTATCGTAGAATATCGTGTCTGTAACGGCGAACTTCCAAATGGTGCAAGAGTATTCAGAGCGGCGCAACTGATTGACGGTGAAGCAAATGTGTCTATTGTCACAACGTCTTCGGCTTCTGGTGGCGCAGTTTCAGAATCTATCGAGTCGATCAAGTACAATGCACCAAGAGCATTCACAACTCAAGAACGTGCTATTACCTCTGAGGACTATGAGAATCTGTTGCGGCTTAACTACCCAGAAATCAATGCTGTTGCTGCATACGGCGGTGAAGACGCAACTCCTCCACAATATGGTCGTATTTTTGTTACAGTTGACCTTAAGGATGTTGATGGGCTTCCACAATCGAAAGAACTTGAATACAAAAGATTCCTGAAATCAAGAGCATCAGTTGCTATGGAACCAATCTTTATCTCTCCTGATTACATCTATCTTCAGATTGTGTCTAATATCAAATACAACATTAACAAGACTGGATTGAATCCTGAAGATATTAGACTTCTTGCTGTATCAAGTATGCTTACCTATGCAACAACATACCTAAACAACTTCAATAAAACGCTTCGGTATTCAGCATTCGTTAAAGCAATTGATGCGATTGAGGCTAGTATTGTGAGTAATGAAACAGATGTGTTCTTGATCAAGTATGTAACACCAACATTGAATGTTGCTCAAAAGATTTATGCAGACTTCAAGACACCATTGATTCAATCAGTTCCATTATTATCAGATGAGCATCCTATTGTTGACGTTCATGCAATCTCATCAACTCCATTTACATATAATGGACAGGTAAATTGTATCTTAGAAGACAATGGTGATGGTATTGTTAGAGTTGTCGCGCCTGTTGGTTCTAATCACAAGAAACTTGCCGATGTAGGAACAGTTAACTATGACACAGGCGTTGTTAGCATCAACAACTTCAATATCTCAAACTTCTTTGGCACTTCAATGAAAATCTATGCTACACCAAGAACCAAAGATATCTCGTCGTCTAAAAATGTCATACTAAATATTCTTGAACCAGATATCAATATTGCCATCGAACAGATCAGAGAATAATGAGAAACATAGAAAAACTAATTTCTCCGCTAGTTGCCAGCCAATTCCCAGCATTCTATCAAGAAGAGGGAGATCAATTCATTGCGTTCGTTAAAGCGTATTATGAATGGATGGAACAGTCTGGTAATGTACTGAATCAAGTTCGCAGTCTTGGTGATTATAGAGATATTGATACGACTCCTGATGAGTTCATTGTTTATTTTAAAGAGAAATATCTAAAAAACATTCAGTTTGATACGGCTAGTAATAAAACTTTGCTGGTAAAGAACTCTCTTGACTTGTATAGATCAAAGGGAACAGAACGTTCTATCGATCTATTCTTCAAACTTGTCTACGGTACAAATGCAGATGTTCGCTATCCTGCTGAAAATATCTTTAGATTATCAGATGGCATCTATGAACTCCCACTTTACTTAGAAGTTTCGTATTCAAAATACAATATCGACTACGTTGGCAAGCAAGTTATTGGCGCGTTAACTGGTGCAACAGGATTTGTTGAAAGATATATTCGTAGAAGAACAGATCGTGGCTATGTAAATCTTCTTTACATTACGAATATTAATGGAGCATTCCGTAACGGAGAAGTTATCGGTCTTAACATAAACAACACACCAGTCTTTGATTCGACAAAACGCGCAAAAATGATTGGCTCTGTTAATAGAGTAGAAATCATTGACAAGGGCGTGGAGTTTGCTGTTGGTGATATCGTTTCATTTAGCGGATCAGAGCGCGGCAATGGTGGTTTGGCTAGAGTATCTAGCGTTGGTTCTGCTACAGGCATCATCGATTTCATTTTCGTTGATGGTGGTTATGGTTATACGCTTGATGCAGAATCTCTTATCTCTGAGAAGGTTGTGTCTCTGTCTAATGTTGTGGCTGGTGCAAACAGTTATCAATATTTCAGGCTGTTTGAACAAATGGTCGAGCCTATCATCAACGTCGCATTCACAAGCGCAACAGCAAATCTTGCTGTAGGTGATACTATCTATCGTTACAACAGCGGAACACAAGTTGCGGCGGGCAAGATTCTCGATCTAGATCAGACCACAGCAAATGGCACGATTACCATTTCACATGTTAATGGCTCATTCACTAATACAGCAACATATTACACCACAGGAAATGCTATATCCTTCTATGCGAACACAATAGAAGATAGAACTATTGGTGGTAAAGTCATGGGTATTCCTGAGATATACAATATCTCTATTTCTAATCCGAGCGAAACCTTGACTGTTGGTGCTAATGTCTACCAAAAGAATACAGCAACAGGTGTTATCTATGCTCGTGGAACAATCACTGATGTTGTAGACAATACCAATATTACTGTTGTAAATGCTCGTGGTGCATTTAAGAATAGTGTAACCAGTACAGACTTAATGTATGTTGAGGGAAGTAACTCTGAAATATATGCAAATGTTGGGCTGATCGATCTTACCGTTGGTCTTTACAATATTAGAAAATATGTTAATACCGTTAAATATTCTACGGCTAACAACAACAAAATATTGGATACTCCATACATCTATCAATATAATAGCAGTGGAAATGTTTCAGCAAAAGGTGTTGTGCTGACATCTTCATTTACTTCTAACACAGGTAATGTCACTTTTATTCCAGTGTCTGGGTATTTCTTGAGTACAAAGAAAGTCTACACGCAAGGTAATACTGCTGAGGCTTATGTTGTTTCTTATGCAACTTCCAACTCTGGTGGAGATTATATTTCTTCTGCTAATGCAAGAATGATAACACAAACAACAAACACCTCTTCTATTCCATACAGTATTGGTTATGGTTCTGGTGCAAGTTTTAAAGTTTCAACTATTGGTGATACAGAAGTTATCTTTATTGGTACTGATCTTATCGGCGCAAATAATGTTGGAACACTTGATTATGATAGAAAGATTTTAACAGTTGGGGCTAATACAGGATTTGCTATTGGTGATCCTGTTTATCAAACTGTAAATAAAATAGCGTTTAATAGCAATACCTCTGTTAATGCTACAACTGGATTTATTACGATTCCTAGCGCAAACTCAAAGTTTACTGTTGGGGACAACATTAAATATGAAGTTGCGGCTGGTAATACCGCATTAAACATGATGGTTTCGAATAACTATTATCATGTTAGATTTGCCAATACCACGGGATTGATACTTTCCAATCCATATCGCAAGACAGATTATCTCAACATAACAAACTACCCAGCAACAAACATGCCAGTGTCTCCTTATACGGAACTTTCTCCTGGATTTGCGAATGGTGCTGTTTCAGAAACAGGTCATTATCTGTATAAGCAAATCTATGGCACTGTCTTTGAAACAGATTCAACACATGTGAAAATTCAAGATCGTGTTAACTATTTTTCAGTCACTGGAGGCACGACATCCACAACAACATCAGCCAACAGCAATCTGATCAAGTACGGCGCGACAACAACAAACACGGCTATCTCGGCTGTTGGTGTTTATCCAACAATCGTTCAAGCCAATCAAGCATATGCGTCTCTGTCTATTCGTGCTCCTGCTTACGGATTTCCAAAAAATCCACAAGGTGATCTGGCTGATATCATCTACAGTTGCTTGACATTCGGTCGCTTTGAGATTGGTGTTATTGGAGCATTGAAGGGTATTGACCCTGGATCAGAATATAACGTTGATCCATATGTTCTTGCTTACCAGCCATACATCTCTGCGTTTGATCGTAATGACTTCTTGATTACGATTGATACTCCAACCAGCACATTCGTTGTTGGCGAAAAGATCAATCAAGTTCAAGCAAATCTAATCTTCTATGATCTACAGGTTCCAAGCGGCGTGTATTCAAATGTGTATAGCGAAGTAACACGCTCAATCGATTCACAGATGGATGTCAATGGAACAACAGAGTTTATTCTAATTCCATCAAACACTGTTACAATCAACTCTGGAACAGATGTTTCTAGTGCGGCTGACACTATCTCTATTGCTGGCAACCCATATGCTGCTAATGATTACATTCGTTATTATACAGCAACTGGAAATACTGTTATTAGTGGTCTTGCTAACAATACATTATACTATGTTTCATTTGCTAACACAAGCACAATTGCCCTTTCTTCTACATTAGGAGGCGCAAATCTTAATATTACTGCTGCTGTTACTGGTGAATCTGGGCACTTCCTTAAGAACTATGCAAATCCATATGCCAATAATGATAGAGTTATTTACAGCACATTAGCAAGTAACACAGTTATCGGCGGTCTTGCAAACAATACACCTTATTATGTTGTGTATGCAAATGCGGTCGGTATGGCTTTGGCTTCAACAGTTGGTGGCGCTAATATCAACATCACTGCAAATAGCACAGGCGGCGAGCAACAGTATTTTGCTACCATTCCTGGATATCTGCCAAATGATAAGGTGTATCAAGGATCATCAAATGCAACTGTCCAGTCTGTCTATATCACAAGCGGCAATCAGTTCGTTAGAGTGTCTGGCAATACTGGACCATTAGCCACAAACCAAATCCTGTATTCATATTCTAATCCATATGTCAACTCTACAGTTTCGGCAGTGACATTTGTGTCGTTGACTTCTACGGCTAAAGGCATCATCAAAGCAGGAAGCAACACTTCTGTTCTCAAAGTTAAGCGTCTTTCTTTTGAAAATACATTTAAAGAAGGCGTGAATGTAATCGGTGATGTTTCTGGTGCCACTGCAAATGTTATGGGGATTGCTCCAGACTTCAACGAACTTTATCCTATTGGGTTGAATGCTGATATTCAGGCTAACGTTGTGACTGCTAATGGTCAAGTAACATCGCTTCAAGTTGTCGATTCTGGCTTCGGTTACGTCAACTCTGAAATCATTCAATTCAACTCTGCTGATCTTACTCGCTCTGGTTCGATCAAGGTTATTCTTGATGGGCACGGTAAAGGTAAAGGATACTACAAGAGTTCTAAGGGCTTCATCTCAGAAGATATGTACATTCATGATGGTGATTACTATCAAGAGTATTCTTATGAGATTCTCTCTAAGATGTCGTTTGACAAATATGCTGATATGTTCAAGAAGGTCATGCACGTTGCTGGTACGAAGTTCTTTGGTTCGGCTCAAGTTGAAGAAGAAGGCAACCTTCCGCTTTCAGTGATCGAGTTTGCTAATGGTCCTGAAGTTGCATTTGATGCACATGATGATGTGGACTCTGCTTCTGATCGAATCAAGATGAACATTGAGAAGAGTTATAGAGCATTCGATCCATTAGCAAATGTCAATCAAGAAATCGAGTTTATTACGATTACGGCTAATCCATTCTCTAACAATGATCTAGTTCTTTATTATACAGACAGCGGTAACACAGTTTTACAGGGGCTATCAAACAACTCTCTGTATTATGTTGTTCAAGCCAATTCAACTGGTGTTAAGTTATCAGTAACTCGTGGTGGAACTCCAGTTGATGCAAATAATGCTTCATCTGTTTCTGAAAGAGGGCATTGGTTGAGAAGTTATGTGAATCCATTTGCAAATGGTGATTATGTTTATTACACCACGGCAACAGGCAACACAGCCGTTACTGGACTTGCAAATGGCGCACATTATTTTGTGACAAACACAAATCCATTATCATTACAACTGTCTTCAAGTGCCACTGGATTGCCTATTATAAATATAACTGCATCAGGAAGTTCGCAAGTTGGGCACTTCTTATCTAAGACTATTGAGGAAAATAATTAATGGCTGTAACTCAAAACTTTGTTACATCAAACTTTAATGTACATAGCGCAAAACAGTTTGTTGAATCTTTTTCGGAAGCAAACGGGTCTCAATATTTTGTCTATGCTGGTAAGCATACTCCATATGTAAACAGTGATGCGGCAATCACAACACCAGATAATAGTGTACAGAAGACTCACTTTGACGCATATAATGATATGTTGTTTGCCAAAAGAGTTACTTCTGGCGATGTGGTCCATGTTATTCCAAAACATACTTGGGTAGCAAACACGGTTTATTCAGAATATTCTCACTTAGATGGCGCTTTATTAGATAAGTCTTTCTATGTAATGGTCGATGATACATATGAATACAACGTTTATAAATGTTTATTCAATAACAACGGTGCAAACTCAACCGTTGCTCCTTCTCGTGTTGGCAGTGCTGCTGACTTAAAGCCAATGGTAACTGGTGATGATTATACTTGGAAGTATATGTACACTATTACCAAGACCAATTACGATAAGTTTTCAACGTCTAACTATATTCCAGTTACAGCGAATACAGATGTTATTGCTGGCGCAACACCTGGTACTATTGAAGTAATCAAGATTCTTGATGGTGGTTCTGGGTACGCAAACTATATTGCTGATGCGACATTTAAGACTGGTGATATTAATATCGGCGGTGTTAATACTATTTATGGCGCTCCTGAAGATTTGCCAGATATTGATGACTATTACCAAGGCTGCGTTCTAAAGATTACATCTGGTCCCGGTATTGATCAATATAGACGTATTGTTAACTACGAAGGCGTAGGCGCACAAAAGAAGTTTATCCTTGATTCTGGTTTCTCTGTGACGCCAGAAGTTGGCAATCACTTTGAAGTGTATCCATACATTTATGTTTGGGGCGACGGTAACGAATCAACTGTTGCTGATGCAAGAGCGATCATTGATCCAGCATCGGCTAATGCGATTTCGTCTGTTGAAATGTTAAGCGTAGGCAAGAACTACCGCTATGCAGTAGGAGTTGCTGGAGCAACACCATCAACCGTTCCCATTACCATCAACAGTATTTACATTCAACTTCCAGAAGTTATTACTCAAGATGTGCATTTCCAGCAAGCATCACTTGAACCAATCCTCTCCCCAAAAGACGGGCATGGTTCTGATCCTTTGAACGAGTTAGGCGCAAGGCGTGTATGTGTCAGTACAAAGTTCAATCAAAGCGAATCTGGCACAATTCCAACTCAGAACGATTTCCGTCAGATTGGTTTGATCAAAGACCCATTGTATACCAATGTTGACTTACTGCTCAAGACGGCTAACACGGTAGGATCTTTCTCTATCGGAGAAACTGTGTATCAATATAAGCACGTCAAACTTGCTGGTAATGTGGTTGTGTCTACAGCCAATAAGGCTCTGGTCAAAGTCGATCAAGGTAAGATTTCCAGCACAATCACTATTCTGAATGCTGGTACTGGATACAACAACACATCAAACAATCAACTTGTAGCCAACAACACAGGCACAGGTGGAACAGGTGCTGCTGCTACATTCTCAAATAACGGAAGCGGTGTGATCACTTCTGTTACTGTAACAAATCAAGGCTCTGGATATCTGTCTGCTCCAGTATTCACTGTGAATCCAACAGCCGCTACTGGTGGTAGTAATGCAGTCTTCACTTCTGTATTAGCAAATCCTCTTGTGACATTCTACAAAGACGCATTTGACGTTGGAGATTATGCTCTGGTCAATAATGGAACAACAAACTATCTGACTAAGGTTGATGGCGTTCCTTATGATTATCAGATCACAACATCAACAAATGGTGCATATTCTTCTACCTCTTCACAACTGTCATCTGTTAAACTTCAAGCATCTGGAACAGTGACTTCGATCAGTGTTGGTCAAATCACTCTCTCTAATGTAAGCGGAACATTTGCCACAGAAAGCAGAGTTATTGGTACTACATCTGGTGCAACTTCTATTATTGATACTGGTGGTATTCAGATCAACGACAAAGCGGCTGGTGCGTTCACTTCGGCTGTACAGTTAACTCGCCTTGTTGGCAACTTTACAACTGGTAGTTCGCCATTTATTGAAGACGAATATATAAGTCAGAACAGTCTTATTTCTTATGCAAAGCCACATGGGCAGTTGCATCATGCAGAGATTGTTGGCGGTATTAATGATGATACTCTTTATATCAGTAATAAGTTTGGTATTTACAATCTTGATCCAGGCGGAGTTAGAACAATCGTAGGGAATACAAGCGGCGCAACGCTTGATACTTTGCTGTCTAAATATCCAGGTGACTTCGTTGTAGGCAGTGGCGAAGTTCTATATTATGAAAACTTAGATGCGATTACAAGAAGTGATAATAAATCAGAGATAATCAAAATCATATTGGAGTTTTAACGTAGATGGCTCTACAAACCGACTTAAACGTATCACCATATTACGACGACTTCGATCCTGCGAAGAGTTATCATCGTATTCTGTTTCAGCCAGGTGTGGCTGTACAGGCGCGTGAGTTAAATCAACTCCAGTCAATCCTTCAAAATCAAATCGAGAAGTTTGGGGATAACATCTTCAAGCGTGGTACGATCATTGAAGGCTGTAATATTGTTCTTCATAACAATCTTCCATATATCAAGATTAAAGATGTTGAAACTGATGGAACTCCTGTAAACATTACTCAGTACAATAACCTATACGTCAAGAATGCTGCTAATGTGAGCGCGTTTATTGTTAAGACTGCGGTTGGTTATGAGTCGCGTTCACCAAATCTTAATACACTTTTTGTTAAATATAATGGTACTGGTATTACAAGCAACGCTTCGTTGTTTGCAGCAGATGATACTTTGACTGTTTTTGATCCATCTTATCCTATCTTCCATATGAGAGTTAATGACGGATCAACAGGATTCTCTAACTCTGATACTATTGCGGTTATTTCGGCTATTGCTGTTCAGAACTCAACAGGCGGATCAGCCTTTGCTGGTGGTGCGTTTAACGTTAATGACGTTATTCAGAATGGTGTTGCTAATGCTACGATCATTGAAGCCAACAATACAGCCAATGCTTCTGCACTCATTCTTAAGATCAAGCCACTTGCTATTGACCTTCAAACGGCTAACACAGTCAAGTGGAGATTTACGGCTGGCGAAACAATCAGAAATGCAACAACTTCTGTAAGCGCGAATGTCGTCTCTACTATCGGTGCTGGTGCGACTGGTTCTTTGACCACAGATTCTCTCGGTAAGATTGTTTCGATTGCTGTAACAAATATGGGTGCCGGATATTACATTCAGCCACATGTCACAACTTCTATTACAAGCAATGGCGCAACAACCACATCTGCAATCACACAACTGAATATCACTGGTCAAAACTATCTGACTAACATCACTGTGGCAAACTCTGCACAGTTGTCAATCGGCTTTGGTTATGGCATGAGCGTCAACGAAGGCACGATCTATCAGAAAGGTTTCTTCTCTAGAGTTGATCCACAGTTAACAATCGTTAACAAATATTCTAATACAGGCTTTACCAAGTCTGTTGGATTCTACACAAGCGAATCAATCATTAACAGCAATCAAGACGCAACTCTGTTAGATAATGCAACTGGCTCATTCAACTATGCGGCTCCTGGCGCTGATCGTTTGAAGTTGTCTCCTGTTCTTACGGTTCTTGATAAGGTTGATGCCGACGCTAATACAGACTTCTTGCCAATCGTAGAATTTGCCGATGGTTCTGCTTATAAGCAAACTAAGCAAACCGTTTACAACGTTCTTGGCGATGAGATGGCTAAGAGAACATATGAAGAGTCTGGCAACTATGTGCTTGACCAATTCAATCTTACCACAAAAGATTCTACCGTATTTACAGAAACTCCATCTGTATTCAAAATCTATATCGATCCAGGTCTAGCATACATCAATGGCTATAGAGTTGAAACTGTTTCTAACTATACGGCCAACATTGCCAAAGGAGTTGATACAGTAAGCAACGTTGAAACTTCTATCAAGGTTGGATATGGAAACTTCATCCGCGTTAAAGAACTTGCTGGCGTGTTTGAATTCAACTATGGCGCACAAATCGATCTTTATGATACAGCAAAAGGCTTCTTGACATCAACGCCAACTGGCTCAATCGCGCCAACTGGAAATAAGATTGGTGTTGCAAGAATTCGTTCGTTAGTTCATGACAGCGGTGAGCCAGGCGCGCCAGGTGCTGTTTATAGAATGTATCTGTTCGATATCGTAATGTCAACTGGTAAGAACTTTGCAGACGTTCGTTCAGTGTATTACTCAGGAAGCACAAAGGGTATTGCTGATATTCTTCTAAATGCTGGTGGACTAACAACAGTTCTTAATGACAGTGCTGATAGCAGTCTTTTGTTTAAGACAGTAAATGCCACTAAGTATGCAAATAACATTACCTATACTTACAGAACAATGAACCAAACAGAACAGGCTAACACCACAGGTTATATTGATCTAAATGTTGGTGCTGGTGAATACTTCCCATATAACGCTGGTGGTGTTTTGAATGACACACAAGAGCGTGATATTATTGTAATACCAAGATCAGATTATCAAGCACAAGCAAATGCTGCTGGTAACGTTTCAACATCTTCTGCTAGTGCAACAGTTACGGGTATTATTGGGACAAATTTTGTTGCTTCGTTTAAGACAGGCGACTATATCAAGATTGCAAACTCTACAGCATCTGTAGTAAAACAAGTTTGGCAAGTAATCAATGCTACAAGCATGAACATGTATTCAAGTGTAGGCACAACTTTTGCTTATGCTAACGTTGTTCTTTACTTCCCTAATAATGTTCCTATCTCATTTGGTAGAAGAAGCGAAAGGACAGTTACAGTAGCGGCTAATGGACAACAGTTGACTATCAATCTGGCTAATAATATTGCCAACTCTATCGGTAGCCCTTCTTCAGCCAACGTCACTGTTCTTTATAACGTTACAGCCAACAACACATCAACTGGCGCAAAAGTATCACACAGAGACATCTACACCAGAATTCGTGCTGCTAATAATGCTGCCACAACAACTGGTCCATGGGTATTGGGTGTTGCTGATGCATTCCGCTTGAAAAAAGTGTATCAAGCAAATGGCGCTTCTGTTGCCAAGACATTCAATGCAAACACTGGTGTCGTAGCAAGTTTTGTTTCTATTCCAAACAATCCATTTGCTAACGGTGATTCTTTGGTCTATACAACTGGAACAGACGGAACAATCTTAACGGGTTTGGCTAACAATACAACCTATTATGCGGTTCTTGCCAACTCATCAGGATCAAAGTTTGCTTCCACTCGTAATGGATCGGCGTTGTCTATTACCGCATCATCTATCAGTGAGACACATACATTCACAGGTGCACCACTTTACTTTGCCGCTGATACATACGGTGTTGCTGATATCACTAACGACTTCTATATTGATAACAATCAAACAGAAGATTATTTGGATATCTCTTATCTGTACAAGAAGCCAAAGAGACTTGCCACTTCTGTAAACGATGTTTATCTGATTAAGTACGATGCATTTACTTCAGGTACTGGTGTAAAGACTGTAAGTTCTTATAATGTAAATGATGCTGCTAATCTAGCCACATTGTCCACTGGTTCTGAAATCCACACAATGGAAATCCCAGAAGCAACAGGCATCAGTGGCAAGTATTACGACTTGAGAGATCAGTTTGACTTCCGTCCAGTATCTTCAAATACCATTCCGCTTACCTCAGAACTGAGCAATACGTCTATTGTTAACCCAACAGAACCATCAGATGCAAATCGTTTTAGTGCTGTTGAACAAAAGTTCCCATTGCCAAACTCCGATTTGACCGCAAACATTAGTTATTATGTTGGGCGTAATGATCGTGTTGTTCTTGATAAGAATGGTAGATTTACAACACTCAAGGGTGTTCCCGGTGCATTGAATGCATTCCCAGACGAACCAAGAGACAGCATCACTATTCAATATCTAACTATTCCTCCATATCCATCTCTTCCTGCTTCACTTTCAGCAGAGATGGTAGATATTGTTGATACTCGTGTTGCTAATGAGAAGTATGGCAGAAGAAAAAGCAACTTTAGAGTTACAACTCCTCTGGATAAAAATCAACAGGCTCGTATTCAAATCAAGAACTATCAGATGAATGATATCGCTTCTCTTGAAAAGCGTATTAAAGATTTGGAATATTATGTTTCGTTTACTCTAGTTGAAGCAATCACAAATGCCAAGTTCATTCCTAGTTCTGCTAGCAATGCTATTGACCGCTTCAAGTTTGGTTTCTTTGTTGATCCATTTACTGATTTAAGTTTTGCTGATACAAACAGCCCAGAGTTTAAAGCCACTGTGACTGATAATACACTAGGCACTCAGAAGTTTGAACATATTTTCCAACTTGTGCCAGATTCTGGTACATCAGAATCTATCCTGACTATGCCTTATGTTGAATACAATCTTATCTCTCAGAATGATGCTACAGATGGTATTATTGAAATTGTGGGACCAACGACAGCTAACACAACTGCTAATACGACATCTAACACAACTGCTAATACAACAGTCGCTAATACAGATATTACGGTTCCAGTTATATCACAAACAACAGCCGAAGTTACAGAGCAACAAAAGACATTTGCAAATGTTCCTGAAGACGGTTCTGTTTATGAAGACTTCTTCTATGTGTTTAGTTCATTGTCTGGTCCAGCCGAACTCTATGCAATCTATCGCGATAACTATATGGCGTTTGAGATTTCACAAGGAACAGCGGCTAGCGGTCCATATACAACTACGATCACTTCAGCATCTGCTCAAGCGATTGGACAAGCCGCTTATGCATCAAAGGGCATCACAGGGCTTAATGCACAATACAGCGGTGGTGTTGCAGAAAGTATCGATATCTTGAATATAAAGAGCGTCTATGCGGCTGGCATTCCTTACATTGAAGATAGTCAAAAGATTCTTTGGACACATGATCCAAGTCTTGGAATATATGTGCGTGTTCGAGTTTACAAGGGCGGTCGCCATGGTAAATCACAAGGCAAGGCTGGTTCTTATGGATTTAAGATGTTCTATCCATCTGATACAGTAACAACAAGAACGGTAACAACAACAACACCAACTAACTTCCAATATTTGGGAACAGTGTTTGATGTCAATCCAAAAACATTCACTCTGATAACAACATTTGCCAATTTCGATCTTTATTCAAATAATGCAGATGTTTATGTTGCGGATGCTCAAAGATTTGTGATTTCTGTAACAGGTCTTAAGCCATCTACATACCATCAGTTTATTTTTGATAATGTTGATAAGACTGGCAAATGTGTTCAAAAGGTAACGTCTGGTACAAACTCAGGAACAGGTCTGTTGTCAGATGCTTACGGAACGTTGACGTTTGATTTCTATTATGATGCTGGTATCACAGAAGCAACGAGCGATCTAATGCAACAGAACAAACTTGCTGCGGCGATTGCTGGACCAAAATCGTTCACTATTCAAAGTTATGGCGATGGAAACTCTAAGGCTGCTGGTAGTATTGAAATGAAATATTACTCTGGTCTTACGGATGCTCTTACTGGATCATATGACACGCTTAATGTAACTCAAACAACCACTGTTGGAGATACAAAAGTTAATGATTATAACTATAATACAGGAACACTTCCAGATTATACCACAAATACAAAGACGGACACCAATGTTCAGACAGTTGATTTTGTTGGCGCTGGTAATATTTACGGGGATAGACAAGACTTTAGACTCAATAATAAGTAATCCAACAGCATAAATAATATTTAAAACAAGAGGAATGAATGTCCGCATTTTTTGACTATATCCAAACGTTCTATGTAAATCCTGATGCAGTCAATAATGCAGAAGAGATTATGATTACGTCTGTTGAACTCTATTTTAAGGGCAAGCCTTCTCTTGCTTCCAACATTAGCAACCTTGCTGGTCCAAGTATTTCTGCTTGGATTTGTGAGGTCACTAATGATCAGCCAAGCCCAGAAAGAGTTATGAATAACTCGATCACGACTGTTCCTTATGATAGAATCAATACATCAACGAATGCAATGACCGCAACAACTGTTTCGTTCAAGGCTCCAGTTATTGTCAAGACTGGTAAATCATATGGCATCGTTGTTAAATATGATGATCCAGCATTTGAGATTTGGTACAATAAACAGAATGATGCCCTTGTAGCAACAACTGGTAAAACCATAACAGCATCACAGGGTTCTCAAGGCAGATTCATTGGTATGATGTATAAGGCTACAAGTGCAACAGATAAGACTGCTTACACAGACAGAGATTTAAAGTTTAAAGTTAATATTGCCAAGTTTACCGTCAATAACACAAACTTTTCTTTTGTAAACAAAAACTACGAGTTCTTTTCTATTGAAAGCACAAGCGGTTCATTCTTAGGTGGCGAGACTGTATATCAAGATGTTGCAAACGCAACTGGCACAGTTACGGTATCAAGTTCGAGTTCGACTGTTACAGGTTCTGGAACAACATTCACAAATCATGCGGCAGGACAATATATTCTTGTGGCTAATGCGACATTCAAAACTCTTGTACAGATTGCTGGTATTACAAACACAACAAGCATGACACTTGTTACAGTTCCATCATTCTCTGGAACTGGTTTCAACTATAAAGTTCCACCAATCGGTAAAGTTGATTATACAGATTATACAAACAGTTCAAATACGAAACTATTTCTCGTAGATTCAAATGCTGCTAATGCAACTTTTAAGTTTGTTACAGGCACAAGATTGATCGGTGAACGATCTGGTGCTAGTGCAAACCTCAAGTCTATGTGGGCATATTCGGCTGATAACGTAACTCCTAAGTTGCACCTCAAGACTTCTTCACAATCAAGTTATACCATTTCTTATAAGACTGTTAATGAAACGTACAACTTGGTTGATACAACAAGTAGTCTATTAAACCTTTACAACAATGAAGCGCAAACAAACTGGGATGCCTATATTCTTTCGAGATCACAAGAAGTTGATACTGGACTCGGCTTGACGCTTTATGGCACAAATAGAAAATCAATGGTTGTGAATGTTGCTATCTCAACAACAACAACTGGAACAACAAGTTTCTCTGTTCCTTATATCAACGCAGATGAACTTGACATCTTTGTGTATCAAAATAAAGTGTCAACAACCACAAAAGATGGCACAGGATTTGATACTGAAACGGCTAAGAATGGTCTTTCAGAAAGCAAATATATCTCTAAGAAGATCACGTTTGCTGAAAACAAGTTTGCCGAAGATACGCTTGTCTATCTAACTGGATATCGTCCAGCAGGAACTTCCATTCAGGTTTATGCTAAGATTCACAACTCTTCTGATAAAGAATCGTTTGATGATAAGTCTTGGACGCCATTAGAAATTATGAATAATCTTGAAAAATATAGTGCAGACGAAAAAGATTATATTGAATATACTTATGGGCTTCCACAATATCCTGAAACTCTTACTGTTTTACCAGGAACTTTCACTGTTCAAAATCCAGCAAATGCTGTTATTCTCACTTCGGCAGATCAATCTGGTACTGTTGGTACTGGTGATCTTGTAAGAGTTTATGATCCATTATTGCCGAATAACCATGAAGTGTTTATTGCGTTAAGTTCGAATAGCACTTCTATCACTGTCAATAAGAAAATCACAAATATCAACATCATCGGCAACATGGCTGTTGATAAGTTAAGATATAAAACCATTGCATGGAACAATATTGCTAATGCAAATGTGGCTAGATATGTCAGCACTTCACTTGTTGAATATGATACCTACAACTCTATGCAGTTAAAGATTGTTCTTTTGGCTGATAAGACATATGTAACACCAAAAGTTGGTCAGATTCAAGTGATCGGAGTTTCTGCATAATGCTTGTGGAAACTAATGTTCCTGGTTTTAAAAAAAATATCGACACTGGAGTAATCATAAATACATCTGATGAAGGCTACAAACGTATATTAGCGATGCGAGCGGAAGCCAAAAAGAATGCCGAGTTGCAACAGAAAATGCAATCATTAGAGAATGAGATAACCGAGATTAAAAATCTGCTAGTTCAATTAATAGACGGAAACCGAAATGTCAAGACAAGTATCTAATGTCGATATCATTACAGACAGTTTTGAAATTTGGTTGCTAGAAACCAATGAACTTCTTAATGCGTTGTCTACAGAAATCCTTACTGCAAATGTAACCTATGCTAATACAGGAAACTCTACTGTTAGCAGAACGGCTCAACTGTGGGGTCAGTTTGGTGCAAATAATCTAGTTGTAAGCAACTGGCTCAAGGGCGGTAACGTCAACGGTCAATATGCTAATCTGATGATCAGCACGAATACGATGGTCTCTAATAACAATGCTGCTAATCTTAACTCAATGGTTATTAACAGTTCATCATTCAGTTATATGACACCTATTGGTGGATATTTCGGTAATACTTCTGCTAATAGTCTTATTAACTCAATTTCTATTATAACCCAATCTGGATTACAAGTCAATACAAATATTAGCCCTATTTTAATCCAGATCGCAAACACTACATCAACTGCCAACGTAACGCCAACAAGTTTCAAAACTGGTATCTTCACAGGTAATACGATAGCAATGTCAGTAGGCGCAAATGTTATTGCGAATGCGACAACATATTTTGTAAATGGTGCATATTCATATTCGTTAACAGATGCAACACAATTCACAACCTATTCAGCCAACGCCACATCTAATGGTCAAGTTATCATTAATGTGCAAAGCAATAGCACAGGTTCTATTGAAATTGGAGGAACTGTTGGCGGTCTTATTGACTTTAAGGCTCCACTTGCTGATGATTACGATTACAGATTCTTATCAAATACTAGTGGACTCTTTATCATTGGTGGTTCTTCGACAAGCACTGCCAATATTATCTATATTAATTCTGCGAATCTTAATGTTGATAGTGGCACATTGTTTGTCGATCAAATTAATAACAGAGTAGGCGTTGGAACAACTACCCCAATACAAGCATTTGACGTTGTGGGAAATGCAGTTCTTTCTGGACAAAGCACTGCTGATCAGTATTTCAGAATTGGTGAAGCACGGTCTGGAAATGGTAACAGTTACATTGACCTTCAGGGCGATGCGACATACACAGGTGGATTGAGACTCATTCGCGCTGATACTGGCGCAAATGCCAACAGTTCAATGATCCATCGCGGTACTGGTGCTCTCACTATTCAATCCACTGAAGCCGCTCCTATCGTAGTGCTAACCACATCACTTGAACGTGTTCGTGTTTTGGCAACTGGCGAAGTCGGTATTGGTACAGCAACTCCAACAAACAAGTTGTCTGTTGCTGGTAACTTAGGATTACAAACTTCTGGTTATATCGCTTTCTCTGCAACTGTTGCTAGTGCTACAAACTATTCATTATTTGGAAGCACAACTACAACAACGCTCAATGGTCCATCTGCGGGAACGATTACTTTTAATATTAATGATGCCGAAAAGATGCGCCTTGACACAAACGGTAATCTTGGAATAGGCACAACTACTCCAACAAGAAGACTTTCTGTAACTGCGAATACCAATGGTAATGAAGGATTGATCGTTACCAACTCGAACACTGGTGCTTCAGCACAGACAACCATTTCAATGAACGCTCAAGGATGGACAGGGCTTCAACTTGTTCAAAATCAAGCAACAGGGCTTGTGACGCTTTATAATGGCGATAACACCTCGATGGTGCTTTCAACGAATGCGCTAGAGCGTATGCGTATTGATGCTGGTGGCAATACAGGCATCGGTAACACCACACCCGATGCTAAGTTAGCAGTTACTGGTACAGCAAACGTTTCTGGTGCTTCTCGTTTTGCAAACACATTTGCGGTTATCGGTACATCTTCTTTTGCAAACACAATAACAATTCAAAATGAAAATGTTATTGATGTGTCATCGAACGCAAATATAGGCACATTTATTGGTCTTATTCCTATCTATAGTTTCCCTAAAGCAACTTATTCTTCTGGTAAATTTACTGTTCAAGTTAAAAATACAGGCAATACACAGATCGCAGATATGCTTATTGCACATGATAATACCACTGCTTATGTGACAGTATTTGGTACAGTGGCATCTCCTAATGCCGCAAACGGAAGTGTGTCTCCTCTTGGAAATTTTGTTGCTAACGTAAACGGTTCAAATATTGATCTTCTAATTAATCAAACAATAGCAAGTTCGGCTGTTAAAATTATAGCAAATCTAATAAAGTAAGAGAAACATGGCAAACAATAGATTTAAAGTTGATAATGGTCTTGTTACTGGTCCTACTGGTAATAGTGAATTTTACACAATAGCAACTTTTTATGCGAATACGGCTGTTGCTTCTGGCGCAGAGTTGCAACTTCCTAGCGGGGCGGGGCTAAGAGCGAGCGGCTCTCTAGGCACTCCTGGATATTCTCTTGTCACTGATGGGACTTCTATCTCTTGGGCACCAAATGCTGGATATACAGGCTCTCGTGGATATACAGGCTCTCTTGGATATTCAGGATCACAAGGTGTTGGGTACACTGGATCATCTGGAGCATCTGCTTCACAAGGTTATACAGGTTCACAGGGACCACAAGGTATTCAGGGCATTCAAGGTAGCCAAGGCAATCAAGGTATTCAAGGTCTCACTGGCTCGACTGGTCCTGCGGGTGCTGGCTTAACGGGATCAACTGGAGGCACAGGATTAACTGGTTCTAAAGGTGATACTGGATTAACAGGATTAACTGGCTCTCAAGGTATTCAAGGGCTTGTAGGATCAACTGGCTCTATAGGATTAACTGGTTCTACAGGATTAACTGGTTCAACTGGCTCGGGTTTAACTGGCTCTTCTGGTGCTGCTGCAACAATTTCTGTCAATAGTACAACGACAACCGATCCTGCTGTTACTCCTGCCGCTAGTGTTACCAATGGAGGCACGTCGAGCGCGGCTTCTCTTAATTTCAGTATACCCAGAGGATACACTGGTTCTAAAGGTGATACTGGATTACAAGGTTTAACTGGCTCTTCTGGTGCTGCTGCAACAATTTCTGTCAATAGTACAACGACAACTGATCCTGCTGTTACTCCTGCTGCCAGCGTTACCAACGGAGGCACGTCTTCTGCTGTTGTTCTTAATTTCAGTATACCTAGAGGATACACTGGTTCTAAGGGTGATACTGGATTAACAGGATTAACTGGACCTGCTAGTACTGTTGCTGGTCCTGCTGCAACAATTTCTGTCAATAGTACAACGACAACTGATCCTGCTGTTACTCCTGCCGCCAGCGTTACCAACGGAGGCACGTCGAGCGCGGCTTCTCTTAATTTCAGTATACCCAGAGGATACACTGGTTCTAAAGGTGATACTGGCTCTCAAGGTATTCAAGGGCTTGTAGGATCAACTGGCTCTATAGGATTAACTGGTTCTAAAGGTGATACTGGCTCTCAAGGTATTCAAGGGCTTGTAGGATCAACTGGCTCTATAGGATTAACTGGTTCTAAAGGTGATACTGGTTCAACTGGAACTTTCACTTCTGGCGCTGCTGTAACTCTTGGAAACATCACAGGCAATGGTTTTGCAAATATAGCCGGAGAGTTTCAAGCGCCATATATGCTATTCAATAGTACCAATAAGCATCTTATATATGATGGTGGGACTGATATTATCGCTTTCCGAATAAACTCAGGAAGCACTGGCGATGCATATATGAATTTAAAAGCCGTAAGCGGAGAACCAACGCTTGACGGAAGCGGGGGCGCGATAAGACTGTCTTCAGCAGGAACAACCAAATTGAGAGTTGATGCTTCTGGTGCTGCTGTAACTGGAACACTAACTGCGACTGGCGATATCACTGCATATTCATCTTCTGATAGATCACTCAAGAAGAACATTGTCTCTATCGCAAATGCTATCGAAGGCGTTAAGGCAATCAGAGGTATTCGATATGATTGGACAGAAGAATATCTGGCGTCAAAAGGCGGCGTTGATGGTTACTTTGTTAGAGCAAATGATGTCGGTGTTATTGCTCAAGAACTTCAAGAAGTGTTGCCAGAAGCGGTTGGCGAAAGAGAAGATGGAATTCTTGCAGTTAAATATGAACGCATTGTTCCGTTGCTGATTGAAGCAATCAAAGAACAACAAATCCAAATCGATAAACTTACTAAAATGATTGAGGGTTAATTATGACTTACACATATCACTGGGACATAAAGTCTTTTCAAGTTGCACCATCTTCTGATGGTTTAACAGAAGTTATTAAACAAGTTGAGTGGGATTATCATTGTTCAGATGACAATGATTCTTCTTTATATTCTGGTTACACCAATCTTTCTGCACCAAATTCTGCTGAGTTTATTTCTTATGAAGAGTTAACAAAAGATGTTTTGATTTCATGGATAAAGAGCCATGTAAATGAAGATGAATTGAAAGTTGTTGTGCGAGATCAACTAGAACGTGCTAAAGTTCCTGTTGTGGAAACAAGAATACCGAACTTTTAATAGGAAAATAAATGACTTTACAGACATCTGGCGCTATTAGTTTAGGGAACATTCAAACCGAGTTTGGCGGTTCGAATCCTATATCTATGTCTGAGTATGTAAAAGGTGGCAGTTATGTTCCGTCTACAGCCACAAACACTAATATTCCATCAACTACATCAAACATGAGTTTCAGTAAGTTTTATGGTGGTTCTGTTGTTAGTTACTTAGACACACAAACAGTTACAGTTGGCTCTCGTGTTGTTGGCGGTGGTCCAGGCGGCATAAACACTGTATATTCCGGGTTTTCTGGTTTCCTTTCTACAGGTTCTATAACGGATGGAACGAGCAATTTATACAGTGGCGCTAGTATTTTAGAGTTGAACTATAATACAAACACAGGAACAGGGAATTATATCAGTTTCTCTGTAGAAGGATTGGTTAGTAATAGTGGGTGGACAAATATTATCATTGGAGGTGTGTCATTTGCAAGAGCAGACGCAATATATACACTTAGTGGTGGATCAACTCCGCAGTATACCACTTGGAATATCGCAACATCTGCAACAAATCCTTTTGGTGGTGCAGGTTCTGTAGTAACTGTAAACTGGAACTAAGGAACACCAATGTCTATCAAAGCAAATATTGTAATCGATCAAGGTGCCGACTACGAAGTCACTATTGATATCACAGACGACAATGGAGACATTGTAGTTCTAACGGGCTATACTGGTGCTGCACAGATGCGTAAGCACTATACATCAACAACTGCTTATAACTTTGGTGTTAATATCTCACCATTAGTTGGAACTGTTACTCTATCAATGCCAGCAGCAACTTCTGCTAATATTGCATCGGGTAGATATGTTTGGGATTGTGAACTGACAAGTTCTGCTAATGTTGTCACAAGAATCGTTGAAGGCATTGTTACAGTAACACCACAAGTAACGAGGGTATAATGGTTCTTAATGCTAAACTGAGAACAGTAAACAACATCACAGCCAGAGTCAATACGACTAGTGGAATCATTACTCCTGTTCCACCTATTGTAATCAGAAATCAAATCCAAGAACAAATCTTTAACAGCATTCAAGATTTACCAGATGTTGCGGAGATAAGCGTTACGGACGGCGCAACTCTAGTGTACAACGCCAATAACGATCTTTACGAAGTCAAGCAACTTGTGATTGATGGTGGCGAGTTTTAATTCGCTCTAGTAAAGTGATAGTCGCCGTCCATAAATCCACCACAAAACATTCCGCCAACTTTTACAAAGCCAATAGAGATTAAATAATCTGTAATCTCTTGGACTTTTGGTGCGCCAATGTTGTAATCAACTGTTTGCATCTCTAGAATAATGTCTTTACAGTTCTTAAGAACTTCAGTAGCACCTCTTAATATGTCAAGTTCTGCACCTTGAACATCCATCTTAATCAGATCAGGCAGAGGCAATCTTTTGTTTTTAACAACAGTATCTAATGTCATCGCGATCTTTTGAACTTTTGCAGATGGCGGAAACAGTTCTGCTGCCCGTGGGCTTAACTCTACATTTTCATCATAATAAGAGTTGCCACCAGGATGTTCTGTGTTTTGATTAAAGTCTACAACTTTAAAGTTTGTGTCTGATAGAACACCCAATGAATATTTGTGACCATAATCGTCATACAGAAACTTAACAGCATCCATCGCCTCAAATAACACATACTCGGAATCTGGCCAAACTGGTTTTGCAGCATTTGTCCAATGAAGTACACATGCGCCAATGTCATAGATTACTTTTGGATTGATACCGCTTTCTTTCATCTTGAAAAGATAATCTATATGTTGTTTTGGTATCAAATCCATTTTGCCTAGTTCTCTAAGTCTGGTCTGTTCTGGAGTTTCCCCAAAGCATTCCGCTACCGCTTCTTTAAAACCGCTCATATCTGCTATAGGTTTGCCGTTGTAAAGATTTGTGTTTTGCGATTCCACTCGAAACACACGTTCGCCAATATGACCACAAACGATAGAAGTATCAACCCAAATACCATAACCTTTTGCATTTGCTTTTTTACAGAAGTCCAAATCTTCGCTAAATGTGTTAGCAAAATCCAAAGTTTGGTGATAGACAAACTGAGGATAACCAACGCTTGCTAAAACTTCTTTTTTAACAAGGACGCAACCGAAACCGCAACCACCAATCTCAATGAGACCCCCGTGTTCAAGAGATTCAAAAGGAACATTTCGGAAGTTCTTATCATAAATTTCGATAACTTGGGGTTCAAGGCGTTGACGATATATACCACTAACAACGTGCTTATCATGTGAGAGCATCTTCTTTAAAGTATCAGGAGTGAAAATAACATCATGGTCCACTGCGAAAAGATAATCATAACTGTTAACAACCCAACTAGCAATAAGGTTGCGGACTTGATCAACGGCATAGCCATAAAAATATTGGAAATCTACCTCATAGCCATCAGGCACTTCAAGATCATAGATTGACTTAAAGGTTTGCACTTCAATATATTTGGCTGTTGGGATTGCAATCAGAATCTTCTTCTTTGGTCCACTCACTTCATTTTTTCCTATCACTTTATTTGCATTTTTTGTTTGCTCTTCACCATTGACTTTGTAATCGTTCAATGGGTTGGCGTCATTGTAGTTATATAGCACGTCTGGAATACAAACAACTTTGTCTGGATTAGCCAGTTCAAGCATCGTATAGAATACAGCAGTATCACCACCAGCCTTTAGCCAGTTACCATTCTCATCTTTGAACGCAGACGTATCTTCAAGTCGCTTAACCAGACTAGAACTAAATGTTCTGAGGTGAGTGTAAGGCATGTTCCATGCAAATCGGTAATCACGATATGACTTATTCTGTTTTACTTCAGGTGGATATGGTTGAGCAATAAGAGGAATGTTGTCTACAACAGACCAGCAACTTCCGTAAGTAAATTCCGCACCTTCTTGGTATAAATTATTAATCTTGTGGAAGATATTAGGATCGTTTATTAGCCAATCATCACCATCAACAAGCATAATTATAGACTCGCCATAATGCATACTTACGCTTTCTAACATCGTTTCGATTTGGTTACAAACAGCACCTTTATTTTCTTCATTTTTACGAAGAAAGAAATCTATCTCAGTATTATAATACATTTGAATTGCTTTATTAGCAACTTCGTATGTGTTATCTGTTGAACAATCATCGATTACCCAAATGGTATAATGTGAATAATCTTGTGCAGCGATTGACTTGATACATCTCTCGATATATTTCTCAGCATTATAAACCGGAACGATCACATCAATATGCATGGACCGACGATATCTTGGCTCTTGCAACTCTTCTGGATTAGTGAAGCGGCGACCAAATACCTTATGCACATCATGATTGATCTTCGAGACTTTGCGATATTCTGAAACAGGAAGATAATCGCCTAATGCTTTATAGAAGTGCTGCTTCCACTGAAGAGCAACCGTATCCCATGTGCAGATATCCTTGATCTGATTGCAAGCATACATCTTCTGCTGGTGAAGGTACTTGTCGTTATACGCTCGTTCGAGCATATCAACAAACCGCTCTACTTGAAAATCGGTATTAATATTTGGAAACAAACTGTTCGGCACAATCGGATATGGAACCTTGTAACAAGCCATATCAATAGCAGTCTCTTCCAATGCACCGAAGTTGCAAGTGACAAGAGGCGTATTATAAAAAAGAGACTCTAGCGTAGAGATGCCAAATGTTTCAGGAAACGCGGTAGGGTAGACCATATAAGATGCTTTAGCAAGAATCTCTGCGATTTCTTTTTGAGGAATGATTCCAGTGAAGTCGATTTTATCGCCATACTTTGCAACTAACTCGTGGTATTTTTCCTCTAACTCATCTGGTGGTGAATCATCACGAAACTTGTAATATCCACCAATAACCTTAAGTTTCGCATGTGGAACTCGTTCAAGAAATTTTGGCCACACTCTTTCGATAAGAGGAATCATACCCTTTGACACTGATGCATTATAGACAAACAAATCAGGGTCTTTGTCGCGCACATCAACCCAATCAATATGCTTCTTCATTCCGTTGCGTGTCTGGAAGATATACTTCTTCATGGTCTCAAACATACGCTTGCCGCCATGATCACAATTACTAGTATATGAAGTGTGGAAGTCTGACAGAGTAAATACTTTATCAATTCTACCAGCAACCAAGAAAGGCTCAATTAATTGATCGCCATCACAGAAAGTATCGTGCATCCACAGTACTTTGTAATTGGCTTTAAAATTATCAAAGTTTGGAAGATTTACAAACGACTTAAACGATTGTTTAAGTTCTGGAGGAGAGAATACTGCAACTGACCTTGAAGCAATAATAATATCATATTCTAATGTTTTTCCCTCGATATATGATAAAGGTCTGTAAAGAACTCCATCATATTCTCCAGGAACAGAATTATCACTGCTACAGTCATTGTAAACGGTAACATCAAATCCTACTTTGACAAGTTCTTTTGCCATAAGAATAACAGCAGACTCAGAGCCACCAAGCCCACGTTTTTCTAAAGTGCTTCCATCATATGAAAGTCCCAACACATCAACAATCGCAATCTTCATTTCACACTCCAATAAATCATTCTTATAAATAAGTCTACTATAGATTCTGTAGTAAGTCAACTATATAGTTGTCTTCATAAAGATACATATCGACTAGGAGAGCCATATGGCTGCTATTAAAGATGTCAAGTTTAAGAGAACGTCTGTTCCTGGAAAGGTGCCGACGCTTGCCGACATTAGTGTTGGTGAACTTGCAATCAATCTGGTCGATAAGAAACTTTATACAGCAAACACAACAGCAGTTTTTGAACTAGGCGGAAATCTCACAAACTTAAACGTGAGCAACACCGCAACGATCAATACGGCTAGTATCTTCACACTTAGCGCAAATGGCGCAGTTGGTCTTCCTGGACAAGGATTGACTTCTAACGGCACGTCTATCTATTGGTCTAATAATCCAGGTTATACAGGATCACAGGGTGTTATTGGTTATACTGGCTCTTTTGGATTTACAGGATATACAGGATCGTTTGGATACACTGGCTCGCAGGGTGTTATCGGTTATACAGGATCATTCGGCTACACAGGTTCATTCGGCTACACGGGTTCGTTTGGCTATACTGGCTCTAAAGGTGTTGATGGTACGATTGGCGTAGACGGCTACACAGGTTCTCAAGGTGTTATAGGTTACACTGGTTCGAAGGGTGCTGATGGGATTATTGGTTATAATGGTTCAATTGGCTATACTGGTTCTCAAGGTGTTATCGGTTACACAGGTTCCAGAGGAACTGATGGGATAATCGGGTATAATGGTTCTAATGGCTACACAGGTTCTCAGGGCGCGACTGGCTACGTTGGATCACAAGGCATCGGTTACACAGGTTCTGCTGGCATCACGACATCATATGTATTTGATGGTGGTAGCCCAACAGCAGATTATTCATTAGGTCCAGCATTTGATTGCGGAGGAGTTTATTAATGGCTAACATTCAATTCCAACTTAGAAGAGGCACTGCTGCACAGTGGACAGCCGCTAACACAACTCTTGCTGCTGGTGAAATCGGTATTGAAACTGATACACAACTGTTCAAGATCGGCAACGGCTCTACATCATGGAACATTTTGTCATATGGTGGTTTGCGCGGTTATGTTGGTTCTCAGGGAACAACTGGATATACTGGCTCGCAAGGCGCGACAGGCTATACCGGATCGATGGGCTATACTGGCTCAATCGGTTATACAGGGTCTCAAGGCGTAACAGGTTATACTGGATCATTGGGTTATACTGGATCATTGGGTTATACTGGATCATTGGGTTATACTGGATCACTAGGATATACAGGTTCTAAGGGTGATATTGGTTACAGTGGATCATTTGGTTACACCGGATCGCTAGGATATACTGGTTCGTTTGGTTATACTGGCTCGCAAGGTGTTATTGGTTATACAGGTTCTAAGGGTGATGTTGGTGCTCAAGGACCTCAAGGTCAGTTTGGTGGTGCTGCATTTGAATACAACTACAGCAATAATACAGCAAACACCGATCCAACTGCTGGTTATTTAAAGTTTAATAGCACAAATCTTGCTACAGCAACATCAATGTATATTGATTATCTTGATATCACTTCTACAAGTGCATATAACTATTTGCAAACGATTGACGATTCTACATCTGCTATTAAAGGAACATTTAGACTTGAAGAAAAAGCAAATAATGCAAACTTTGCTTATTTCTCTATTACGGGTAATCACACAGAATCTGGTCCTGGTGGATATTTTACAGTTCCTATCGCATGGTTAAATGGCGTAACTTCATTCACTAATGGATTAGATTCTATTATTACATTCGTTAGAACTGGTGATAAAGGTGACACAGGTTATACTGGATCGCAAGGAATTATTGGTTATACAGGCTCGTTCGGTTATACTGGATCACTAGGATATACAGGCTCACTCGGCTATACAGGTTCTAAGGGTGATATTGGTTACAGTGGATCATTTGGTTACACCGGATCGCTAGGATATACTGGTTCGTTTGGCTATACAGGTTCACTTGGCTACACTGGATCGCTAGGATATACTGGTTCGTTTGGTTATACTGGCTCGCAAGGTGATATTGGTTACAGTGGATCATTTGGTTACACCGGATCGCTAGGATATGTTGGTTCTCAAGGACCAACTCCAGTATCAACCATATACACTGCACAATCACTCAATCTAACTGGTGGTGTGTATGTTTCTGGTTCTTTATCAAGTGTTCAAACATTCAACGATGGAAACAGTTATACGATCACTGATGGTACAGGAACAGGTCCAGCATGGTATATTGATTTCGGATTTACTGGTGTTACATCTTTTAACCAAGTTGATTTAAATATTCAATACACAGTAAGTTCTGGTCATACAATCTATGTTCAGTTATACAACTATGCTATTGCTGGTTGGGACAACGTTGCGCAATATAGTGGTCTAACTGGATATACACAGTTTCAGTTAGGTGTTATTTCTAGTACAAACTATATTAATGCTGGTGCGGCAACTGTAAGACTTTACCATAGTAACACTGGTACTGCTGGTCACACAACAAATATTGAATATGTATCTATCGTAGATTCTATTGCTGGTGGTCAAGGTCCTAGAGGATTTACTGGATACACAGGTTCTATTGGTTATACTGGTTCTCAAGGCGTTATTGGATATACTGGTTCTCAAGGTATTATTGGTTATACTGGTTCTCAAGGCGTTATTGGATATACTGGTTCTCAAGGTATTATTGGTTATACTGGATCGCTTGGTTACACAGGTTCACAAGGTGTAATCGGTTATACAGGTTCTACGGCAGCATTAGCAATATTTACATCGCCCACAAGTCTTACAATGTCTTCGACCTATGGTGCATACTTTGCTAACCACACAACAGGAACAATCACTTTTACATTACCCGATGCTACATTAAATACAGGTATCTTGTTGCACATTAAAAACATAAATACAGGCATATTAAACATAGCAGGAACGCAAAATATCGATTCTAGCGCAACACCACTAATAATGCAGTATAGAAACTCATCTGTTAGACTTATAAGCGATGGAACAAGTTGGAAAATCTTTTAAGGAAATAAAGAATGGCATATTTCGAAGTCTCAAACTTAGCCGATTCCAGTCTTTTATCGTCCACAACGATTGGCTCGGCTTATACCAACGTCACACTTACTAACGGTAGTGCTACGATCAGCGGTCTTAGCGGGCTAAACAGCACTTATCTTGGCGATTATATTAACAGCACTGCTGGTTTTCCTATCGGCACATTTATTGTTTCTATTACAAATGCCACAACGGCGGTGTTGTCAGCACCATATACTGGTGTAACAACTTCTACTGCTACGCTCGCTCTATATCCTTTAACTGGTCCTTCTATTGATACAACTGGTTATCCATCTATCGTGCTTCAGTTGGGTGGTGTTTTTGTTGGTCAGATGTATATCGAAGGATCAAATGACAACACTAACTGGGATAAACTTTATGTTCTTCCGTTGAATGATGTTGTTTTGACTGATGACATTACGTCTATGGGTAACTATCATTTAAAGACATCAACAAGATATATTCGCTACAACTTCCAGCAAATATTCAATGGTACACCAACATTAACGATTTATGGAAGATCAGGTACTGGTCCTTCTGCTGCTGATGGTCTGTCTCTTGCGTTATCACAAGAACAGAATATTCCACTTAACGTCAACTTGTCATCAGGTATAAAGAAAGATTCTACCAACGCTCTGTTTATTTCTGATGCTCCTACGCTTGTTCAGTTAGTTGCGGCAGTCGGTCAAATAACTGTTATCGATATGCAGGGTTATAATACGATTCACTTAACGACTAATGCATATGCAGCATCTGGTGGTTTCCAAATATCAAACTCAAATGACGGTACAGCAACATCATTTGCTACCAACCAGGCTGCTCTTTCATCTGCAACCGGTGGTACTATGTCTACTGCTATTGTTGCTTCTACAACATATGCATTTACTCCGAATGCTCGTTATGTGCGTATTGTTTGCACAACCGCAGGTATGTTATCATATTTCTTACGCAACACACCAAACAGTGGCATCGTAGCACAAAACTTAACAGCAATCGGTGGTGCTGCTGTATCTTCTACTGCCGCACAACTTGGCGTTAACGTTGTACAGTTTGCTGGTTCGTTTGTCAACGGCGGTGTTGCTGGTTCTATAAGCGTCGGCGGCGCATCAGCCGTAGGTGTTGCACCAACTTATAACTATCTTGGCGCAAGCGGCATCGATACTTCTGGTTTGGCTAGACGTATTCTTTCTGATACAACAGGCCGTTTGCAGATAGCAGGATTCAACGCAATCTCTGCACAGTTTGCAAACACTTCTACAACAAACCCATTAACCGCAGTTGGTGCAATCACTGGCACAAACCAGGCAACGGCTGCATTAAACGTTCAAGACACTGCTCAATTTGAAGGACAATCTCTTGTTGAATTGCTTGCCTTGATGTTACTAGAATTGCGTATTGCTAATCAACAGCGATATGAAATGGTATACCTGCTAAATAATGGTATACAAAACGCAATGGACCCACCTGAAAACTTCAGAAACGATTCATCATCTCTCTTCTTCGTACAATAAACAAACTCTAAAGGAGACATTATATGTTAGTACAAAAACAAGTAGGACCAGTGACTACAACTTCATCTTTGGCTGCTGGTGCCGCAATCAACGGTCGTCTTGGAAACATGGGTGAGGATATCGTATCCGAACTGCACGGTCGTTATTATGAAACAACTTATCGTCGTGCAATGTTCACTGGTGCTACTCAGGCTGTCATCGCAACTGCTACTGTTGCAGGTCCAACTGCTTCAACGACTGGCGTTCCTGTGTTGTATAATCCAATCGGTAACGTCAACAACGTGATTATTACAAAGGTAGGCGTAGGCTTTGTTCTAACCCCAGCCGCTCCTCTTGTATATGGTATTGCTACCGGTTACAATGGTGCCACTGCCGTTTCTGGTACTTTAACTTCTGTAACCCCTAAGAACCGTTTCATCGGTCTTGGTGCCGCTCCAACTGCCGCGATGTATTTCTCGGCTGCTATCACTCTTCCAACTGCACCAACTGCTGATATTATCTTGGGCGTTGTTGATCAAGGTGCTGTCACAGTCTCTTCAGTTGGACCAGCCTCGATGGTCGATCTTGAAGGAAGCATCATTCTTCCTCCAGGTGCGTATGCGACTATTTACACTTCAGCCGTAATGGTTGCTTCTTCGTTGCTCGCTTCGTTCCAGTGGGAAGAAGTTCCTATCTAAGTATTGCTTAAGATATGGGGGATTTATTCCCCCATATTTTTTATCTCTGTACAATCATAACTAAATAATAGTTGCAACAGAGAAAGTTAAAATGAACACGAGTATTATATACGTTTCATCCAATACAGACCCTCAGTCAATAGATTCTATATCTTTGGCTGAGGTTCACTCTGTCCAGTACACAATACAAGCATCCACAAATACTGGTATCAGTGTTTCTAAATGCCAAGTTACTCATGATGGTGTTACGATTGGTGATATTCAAAGAGGATATACACTTAACAATGGTGCACCTCTAGAATATTCAACTGACATTACCAACTATTCTGGTAGATTAATGGTAACTCCATCTGCTAACGTCACTACATTTAAGATTCAAAAAGAAACTATTGAATGTAACGTCTATTCAGAGAACACACAAAGCGGAAGAATGATCAAGGCTACTGAAGGCTTTGCTGTTGATTATGTTTCATCTCTAAACAATGCTACAGTTAGACAAATCAACAACAATCAATATGTATCACCAACAACATTTGTTACAGCAGGAACTCTTGGTCCTATTGCAACTAAGAATGAACTGTTTCTGAATACAACATTTGCTGATAACTCTGCATGGATTCCTTACAATGATAGTGTTCTGGTTGTTGATAATGGTTACGGATCAATAACTAGTTATAACAATATTAACAACTTCTACTATCAAGCAATAGATGTTGTTCCTGGTAGAAACTACAGAGTCTCTGGTACTGGCTACACGACTAATGATGGGACTGTTCGTATTGGTTCTTCATTGGAGTTAGATGATTATGCTATATACTCGTTAACAAGAACTGATGCTACATTTGATATTCTGTTCTCACCTAAAGTCAATAGAATATATGTTTCTGTTGGTCATGGATCAGAAGGAACAACTACAACTGTTAGCAATATGTCTTTTAAGGAATCTGTACCGTTTCATACATACAATCAGACTCAAGGAACGTTTTATCTAAAGTTTAACTCTATAACTGCTGGAACAACATTAGCAACGTTTACTGCTACTGATACTCTAACAAGAACTATTAGTATATCATTAGGGAACAATCTCATTATAACCGAAGATCAAACGGATGTCAATAGCGGAACCCAACTTTCTGTAAATAAACTTGCTTTTTCTTATTCAGAAGCAGGGATCATTTCTTCGTTGAATGGTGCTCCTGTTGTTCAGGCTGATGCATCAATCGTTGACAATATGAAGACGCTGTATTTTGCCACTCTTCCATTAGAGTTTGCTTATGTGTCTGATGTTCTGGCTAACTCACAACTGATAGCGATGACGACGTAATGACCAAGAGAACAGAGTTCTTTTTAAATAATATTTCTGTTAAAGGCATTATGGCTAATGGTTATATCGGCTCTGCTGGTCAAGCGTTGTTGTCTAATGGTACATCAACCTATTGGGGTGCTGGTGGTGGTTATGCCGGATCACAAGGATATACTGGCTCTTCTGGTGCTTATGCAGGGCTTGGCTATACTGGTTCTCAAGGTTATACCGGATCATTTGGTTATACAGGCTCTCAAGGTGATATAGGTTATACAGGCTCGCGTGGCTATACTGGTTCTCAAGGTTATACCGGATCATTTGGTTATACCGGATCATTCGGTTACACTGGATCATTTGGCTACACTGGTTCTTTTGGTTACACTGGATCATTTGGCTATACAGGTTCTTTTGGTTATACCGGATCATTCGGTTACACTGGTTCTTTTGGTTACACTGGTTCTTTTGGTTACACTGGATCAAGAGGAATAACATATACAGGAATAACTCCACCTGCATCTGCTATTAATGGTGATACTTGGTGGAATCCAGCCACAGGCAATAGATATGTTTATTATCAAGATATTGATACCGCTCAATGGGTACAAGATTCTGCTGTAGGTCCTGCTGGTATTACAGGCTATACAGGTTCATTTGGATATACAGGCTCGCGTGGCTACACTGGTTCTCAAGGTTATACTGGTTCTTCTGGTGCATATGCTGCACTAGGATATACAGGATCGTTAGGATATACTGGGTCGCTAGGATATACAGGTTCAATCGGCTATACTGGTTCTCAAGGTGTTATTGGTTATACAGGTTCATTTGGTTACACGGGCTCAATCGGCTATACTGGCTCTCAAGGTGTTATTGGTTATACAGGTTCATTTGGTTACACGGGCTCGTTTGGTTACACAGGATCGTTTGGTTACACAGGTTCAATCGGCTATACTGGCTCTCAAGGTGTTATTGGTTATACGGGATCGTTTGGCTACACAGGTTCGTCTGGCGCATATGCTGCTATTGGATATACTGGTTCTGGTGGCAATTCTCCAGCACAGTTTAAATCTTCTGCATACACGCTTGCTTTCGGTGACGTGATCGCTGCAAATACCTATACAGCCGCATTTTCTCTAAGTCTTCCTGCTTCACCGACAACTGGACAACCACCAATAACTATTTTTGATGGTGGTGCTAATGCAACTTTTGCTGGATTTGCCACAAACAACTTGACGGTACTTCGTAATGGAAGCGTTACGATTAATGGTGTGGCTGATGATGTCTTTTTTGCAGAAAGTGGAATGTCTGTGAAACTTGAATATATGACTGGTGGATGGAGAATGCGAAATGGCGGTTAATGCATCAACTTTATTATTTACTGGTAAAGGCACTGCTCGTTTATTAGATAGACAAGTTTTTACATCTTCTGGCACTTGGACCAAACCTGCTAATGGCGCTGGCAATATTGCTGCTGGAGTAGGAAAGATTGTTAAGGTTTGGTTGATTGGTGGGGGTGGCGCTGGTTCTTATTATTACCAAAACGTTGCTACTGGTGGCGGCGGTGGTGGATTGACTGAAAAATATATAGATGTAATTGAATGTGCAGCAACTGTGACAGTTACGATTGGCGCTGGTGGGGCTTCTAGTCTTCTAAATGGCGGAGACACTACATTTGGAACTTTAGGTCGTGCTGGTGGTGGTAGAGGCGGTCAAAGTCATTATACAGGCGGTCCTGGTGGTGGCGGTACTTATCCAGGAGGAGAAGGTGGTTCGTGGTTTTATGATCCGATAACGACATCTTATATTTCTGCTAGTGGTCAATCTGGAGGTGGTGCAGGTGGTGGCGCGGGCGGCGGAGTTAACACTGCAAAAGGCGGCGATGGCGCTGGAATATATGGTGTTGATTATGGTCCAGGTGCTGGAGGCGATAATGGCGCTACTGGTAAACTTTATGGCGGTGGTGGAAGTGTTAATATGTCAACGCTTAATGGAAACGTCGGCGCTGCTGGTGTAGCAGTTATTGAAGTTTGGGGATAAATAATAATGTCAACTAATGCATCAATTTTATTAACTGCTGGCGCTGGTGGGGGCGTTGCTCGTCTATTGGATAGACAAATATTTACTACAAACGGCACTTGGACAAAGCCAGCAAACAATGCAGGTAATATTGCTTCTGGTGTTGGTAAACTTGTAAAGATTTGGTTAATAGGCGCAGGTGGATCGGGATCAGTAGTTGGGACTGCTGGCGCTACATCTGCTGGTGGCGGTGGCGGCGGGTTAACACAAAAGTTTATAGATATCAGTGAATGTGGCGCTACAGTCTCTGTTACAATTGGTGCTGGTGGAACTGCATCAGGTAATAATGGTGGAGACACTACATTTGGAACTTTAGGTCGTGCTGGTGGCGGTAAGGGTGCAATAAGCACAAAAGAAGGTGGTCCTGGAGGCGGAGGTACGTTTCCTGGCGGTGCTGGTGGATCGTGGTTTTTAAATCCTATAAATTCAATTTATAATGGAATGAATGGTAAATCTGGTGGTGGTGCTGGTGGGGGTTCTGGCATGGGACAAAATGTTGGCAAAGGCGGAGATAGTTCTGGGATTGTCGGGTCTGATTATGGTCCCGGCGCTGGTGGTGGCACTTCTGGCGCTGGTAATAATGGAAATCTTTATGGCGGTGGTGGTTCTGGTGGCACTTCTGCTAATAGTAATAATGGATTTACTGGTGCTGCTGGTGTAGCAGTTATTGAAGTTTGGGGATAAGGAGAAATCAAATGAGACACGCGATTATAAAAGACAGTATTGTTATAAATGTAGCATTATGGGATGGAGAGACTGAATGGACATCTCCTGAAGGCACTACAGTTGTGTCTTGTCCAGATGATGCTGGTCCAAATTGGTTATATGATGGTGTTAACTTTACTGCACCACCACATCTAGAAAATATTATTACAGAAGCGCCTTTACAAAAGATAGATTTTTTAAGATTATTCACACAGGAAGAAAGAATTGCAATCAAAGAAGCAGCAAAAACAAATGCTGTTGTTGAAGATTATCAGTATATGCTTGACAACTCTACAATTGTTTTATTAAGCGATCCAGATATTCAAACGGGCATTCCTATGTTAGAATCAGCAGGATTGATCGGCATAGGACGTGCTGCACAGATTCTTTCGGGGGTTAAACCTTAATAAATGGCTTTATTAGACTTTCCTGCTAGCCCAACAAACGGACAGACATATGAATCAGGTGGTACCACTTGGGCATATGACTCTTCTATAGGTGTATGGTCTATTACATCATCTGGTTATTCTGGTTATACAGGATCACTTGGATATACTGGCTCTATTGGATATACAGGATCGTTTGGTTACACTGGCTCTCAAGGTGTTATTGGCTATACGGGATCGTTTGGTTATACAGGATCGCAGGGCGTTATTGGCTATACAGGCTCTCAAGGTGTTATTGGCTATACAGGTTCATTCGGATACACTGGCTCATTAGGCTATACAGGTTCGTTCGGATATACTGGCTCTCAAGGTGTTATTGGGTATACAGGTTCATTTGGATATACTGGCTCATTAGGTTATACAGGTTCATTCGGATATACTGGCTCTCAGGGTGTCATTGGTTATACAGGATCGTTTGGTTATACCGGATCACTTGGCTATACAGGTTCTCAAGGTGTTATTGGCTACACTGGCTCTCAAGGTGTTATTGGCTATACCGGATCACTTGGTTATACAGGTTCTCAAGGTGATTTTGGCTATACAGGTTCACTTGGTTACACTGGCTCTCAAGGTGTTATTGGTTATACCGGATCACTTGGTTATACAGGTTCTCAAGGCGATTTTGGCTATACAGGTTCACTTGGATATTCCGGTTCTCAAGGCTACACAGGTTCTTCTGGTGCATATGCTGGTATGGGCTATACTGGTTCTGGAGGATATACAGGATCAAGAGGAACTGATGGTGTTATCGGTTATAATGGATCGACTGGATACACTGGTTCTGCTGGTGCTGGTTATACTGGTTCTAGAGGCTACACCTATACGGGTTCAACTCCTCCAGTGTCTGCTATTTCTGGTGACACTTGGTGGGACACTGAAACTGGTAATAGATATGTTTATTATGTTGACATTGATACAAGCCAATGGGTTCAAGATTCTGCTGTAGGTCCTGCTGGTATTATCGGTTACACAGGCTCATCTGGTGCATATGCTGCTATAGGCTATACAGGGTCTCAAGGACTATTAGGATATTCTGGACCAATTGGTTACACAGGCTCTGCATCAACTGTTATCGGTTACACAGGCTCGTTTGGTTACACTGGTTCTATTGGCTATACTGGATCACTTGGTTACACTGGCTCTGCATCAACAGTTATCGGATATACAGGCTCTATCGGTTATACAGGATCATTAGGATATGCTGGATCAGCAGGAAGAACTCCAGCACAACTTAAGACTTCAGCATACACAGCGGTAGCAGGTGATGTACTTGCTGCGAATACATATACAGCAGCATTTAACATAAGTCTTCCTGCATCACCAACAGTTGGACAAGTTCCAATAGTGATTTTTGATGGTGGTGCTAATAGCACATTTAATGGGTTTGCTACGAACAACTTAACAGTTCTTCGCAATAGTGGTGCTACGATTAATGGTGTTGCTGATGATGTGTATATGGCATTGAAGGGACAATCAGCGATATTTGAATATATGGCAAGCGGATGGAGAGTAAGAAATGGCGGTTAATCTAGCCACATTAGTAAATTTTGGGTCTGTTGCGGGGTTGCGATTGCTCGACCGTCAAACTCTTACTTCGTCGGGAACATGGACTAAACCAGCCGATAACGCCGGAAATGTTCTTGCTGGGATTAATAAAATATTAGTGGCAAAGGTTGTTGGCGGGGGCGGAGGCGGAAGCGGATACAATGGCGGCGGAGGAGGAGGGTATAGCGAAGAAGTTTGGGATATTTCTCAAATAGCCGCTACAGTAAGTTACACAGTGGGCGCGGCTGGTGCAGCAGGTGGCATTGGAGGCAACAGTAATTTTGGAATATATGCTTTTGCTGGAGGGGGCTTGCCTGGATATAATAGTTACGATATTGGAACAATAGCGACAACTACAGGACAAAACGCATACTTATATGCTTTTGCTTCCGCTTTTGCCACCAATTTTCAAAGCACTCAAGGTGGTAGTGGTAGGTATAAAGGTGGTGCTGGTGCTATGTTTTTGTCGCCATATTTCAGTGGCACTGGATCGTATGCTGGTCTGATATCTATGCCAGCTACTAATAATGGTGGCGCGGGCGGTGGCGGGGCGTTCAACAATCTTTCAGGGTCTGGACAGATCGCTTCGAGTGCAGGACTTACTGCCGCTGCTAATAATGCTTCTAGCGTATATGGTCCTGGGGGCGGCGGTGACAACGGGTATGCTGGAAAATTATATGGCGGCGGTGGCGGGACCAATTCTGGAGCATCAGGTCTTGCGGGTGCTCAAGGTGTTGTTGTAGTTGAAGTTTGGGGATAAGGAGAAACCAAATGAGACACGCAATTATAGAAAACAATACAGTTATAAATGTGGCATTATGGGATGGAGAGACTGAATGGACTCCCCCGGAGAATACTATCGTGGTAAGTTGTGCTGATGATGTGGGCCCAGATTGGCTATATGACGGTGTTAACTTTACTGCGCCAACGTTAAATCAAGAAAATATTATTACGGAAGTGCCATATCAAAAAATTGATTTTCTGAGACTATTTACTCAAGCGGAACGAATGGCAATCAAAGAAGCGGCCAAGACCAATCCCGTTGTAGAAGATTATCAATACATGCTCGATAATTCATCAACTATACTATTAAGCGATCCAGATATTCAAGATGGCGTTCCTCTCTTAGAATCGGCAGGATTAATAGGAGAAGGTCGTGCTGCACAAATTCTTTCGGGGGTTAAACCATAAACCATGGCAGATTTAAACTTTCCAGGCAGTCCAACAAATGGACAAACTTATGTATCGGGCGCGACAACTTGGGTTTATAACTCCACAAAAGGGATATGGTCAATATCATCTTCTGGATATTCTGGTTATACAGGCTCTAAGGGTCTTGATGCATCATTCAATATTGATGGCGGGTTTCCAAATTCTACATATGGTGGAATAACATCTATTGATGCGGGCGGTGTATAAATATGACTATAAACATTAGGGCTGATCAATGACTGTACAAATTCAACTTAGAAGAGGCACGGCTGCACAATGGACTAGCAGCAATCCTACGCTCGCGCTTGCTGAAATGGGAATTGAGACTGATACCGCTCTATTCAAGTTAGGCGATGGTGCGACTTCTTGGGTCTCATTGCCATATGGCGGTATTCAAGGCTATATGGGTTCTAGAGGATATACTGGCTCTAAAGGTATTGCGTCTTTAGGAACAACACCTCCTGCTTCTCCTATGAATGGTGATCTTTGGTGGGACACTGAGACAGGAAATCGATTCATTTATTATAACGACGGCAACTCTTCGCAATGGGTTCAAGATACAGCATTAGGTCCTGCTGGTGTTATTGGATATACAGGTTCTCAAGGACCTATTGGCTATACAGGTTCAATTGGTTACACAGGTTCTGCATCAACTGTTATTGGTTATACAGGATCGATTGGTTATACGGGATCAATAGGTATAGGTTATACCGGTTCATCGGTTTCAGACGCGCAACTAGGATTCTTAATCGCATTAACAGTAGCACTTTAAGGAGATAACTAAATGGCTGTTACGCCAAATTCAATCATTACACCACAAACGCCTATCGGCGCAACTGCTGTTGTCACGACTGGTAACGCGACTTATACAGATTCGCCTACCAACACAGTTCAACTATTAGCATCACAAACTAATGGCGCTCGTATTCAAAAGATCACTGCATTAGCAAGAGCGACTCCGTCGGCTACAGAATTGCAGTTGTTTGTTTCTTCTGATGCTGGTACAACAAAGCGTTTTATCAAGTCGGTTGTTATGCCAGCATATACTGTTGCACAGACTACTGGTCAAACTGCTATTGATTTTGGTTATTCTGATTCTTTTCCATTGATTCTTTCAAATACAGAAAGTCTTTGGGTTGGTATTGGTGTGACTAACACGGGTATTGTTTTCCGTGCAGAAGGGTATGCATACTAAATCATGCAAGGCGCTAGACCACCAAGTTATCAAAGAATGATGTCTAGCCAATACATGCGCCAGCATAATAATATGCCGCATCAAAATATGTCTGGTAATCCTAGATCGCAAAAGATTCTTCGCGATGAAATATATTCGTTTTCAACGGCAACGTTTACTCCAGGAGGGGCGGTTTTTGCTACTGGTCCTACTCTCTCTCAAGTAAAATCTGGATTAATATTTGATGGCGATAGATCATGGACAGATGATACGACAAATCTTAGCACTACAGGCACAAACGGCGGTATTATATTGTGGAAAGTTCCATCAACGGGAACCTATACGCTTGATTTATATGGAGCACAAGGCGGAACAGATGGCAATTATCTTGTTCCTGGAGCTTTAGGTGCTAGAATCAAAGGTGATTTTTTATTAACAAAAGGTCAAATATTGGCTTTGGTTGTGGGACAAAAAGGACAAGACGATAGACCAAACTTTAACAATGCATGGGGTGGCGGAGGCGGTGGAGGCTCTTTTGTGTGGGTTAATGGAACAACGTCCGCACCCTTAATTGCTGCTGGTGGAGGTGGGTCGGGTGGACAAAACCCTACTGGCGATATTTTGAGTAAGGCTGGAGGACAAATTGGAACTTCAGGAGCACAGTTTGCATCGGGCGGCGCTGGAGGTACTGGAGGAGTTGCGGGTGCTGGAGGCGGATGTGGTGGAGGTGGTGGACAAGGATGGTTTGGCGGAACATCTGGACACTGCGGCGGCGGCTTTACTTGGGCAGCAACATATACTGATCCGACTGGATTGACTGCATATGCATCCAGTGCAAGAGGCGGCTTTGGTGGCGGAGGGGGTTCTTATGGTGGTGGCGGTGGTGGCGGCGGATATTCTGGTGGTGGTGGTGCCGCGTGGTCTTATTCATATTATGGTGGCGGTGGAGGCTCTTATAACGTCGGCACTAATCAAACTTTAGTGGGCGCTACAAATTCAGATAACGGCAAAATAATCATTACGAAGGTAATATAATGAATTTAAGAATACCAGGAATAGAAGCAGAAGATATCGTAATAAAAAAGTTGGATATATGCAAATCGTGTGATCAGTTTCAAGATGCCTTTATATCCACATGTAAAGTGTGTAACTGTATGCTTGAAGCAAAAGCAAGGATTATCAAATCTTGGTGTCCTCTTGGAAAATGGGACCACCTTATAACATAAATAGAAGACGTTAACAGGAAAAAATCATGGCTGCGTTAGACTTTCCATCTAGCCCTACAAATGGGCAAGTATATACATCAGGAACAACTTCGTGGTCTTACAGCACTGCGAAGACTGCATGGATTGTACTTGGTACTGGATTCTCCGGCTACACAGGTTCTCTTGGTTACACTGGTTCAATCGGATATACTGGCTCACTTGGATATGTCGGCTCTAAAGGAACAACACAAACTGGAATAACACCTCCAGTATCGCCGCTTTCTGGCGATCAATGGTGGGATAGTGAAACAGGCAATCTGTATGTCTATTATAACGACGGAAACTCTTCACAATGGGTACAGCAATCTCTAGGCGCTTCTGTTGCTGGAGGTAACACAAATATTCAGTTCAATGATAGCGGTGTTGCTGCTGGTACATCTGCATTAACATTTGACAAAACAACAAACATTATGAAGATAAATAATGTTGCCGTGCCAGATATGATAACCATGATGACATTTAATCTGGCGCTATAAGGACAGACAATGAAACAGTTACTTTCTTTTACTCCACTATTTGATCCTGTTGCTAAGACATTAGATTTTGGCGGCATGAATGGATCATTCGCTATTGATAAACTGTATGCGGTTATTAATGTAACTCGCAACACTCCTTTGTATATTCCTGGCGCTGCTGGTTATGGTATTACAGCGATCAAAGGAACAAAGATCACATTAACATTTGATACTAGCACACACAGTAGTTCTGATCTGATTAATGTGTTTTATGATACGGCTGGAACTATTGATGCCAATGCTGCATTAGAAAATGGCGGACAGTTACAGGTACTCCAAGAAACAATGACGCTTGTATTAGCAGAACTTAGAGTTACCAATATGCTCTTATCACAAGGACTAAATATAGATTATAACGATGCGGTGAATATCCGTAACGATTTAACAACAACAAACAACAACTAAAGGGAAAACTAATGCTTATTCAAGGACAAGTTGGTGCACCTGGTGCTCAATCTTTAACTCCAGGCACACAGCCAACTGTTCGTGCTGGACAATTGGGAGACGTTATCGTCTCTGAACTTCATGGTCGTTATTACGAAACGTCTTATCGTAAGGCTCTGTTCGGTGGCGGCAACCAAGCGGGTGTCACTACTACGGCTGCTTTCGCAACGACTTATACAGGTCTTGTGCTAGCCAATCCAAACGGCTCTGCTGTTAACTTGGTTCTTAACAAGGTCGGTGTAACGCAGATTCTTGCACAGACAACTGTTTCTGCTGTTGGTATCATGGTTGGCTTCTCGCCAACTAACCTTTCTGGTACAACTGCTGTAACTGTTAAGAGCAAGTTCTTGGGTGCTCCTCAAGGTGTTGGGCAACTTTATAATGCTGCTACGCTTCCTGTTGCTCCTACGCTTGATACAGTGTTTGGCGCTCTTTATACGGCTGCTACAACATCGATTCCAGTTGTTCCTGCATTCTTGCTCGATCTTGAAGGCAGCATCATTATTCCTCCAGGTGGTTATGCCGCTCTTTATACGACAACTACTACAACCTCATCGAGCCTTATTGCAACGATGTCATGGGAAGAAGTTCCAGTCTAATAAATGGCAGCACTTGATTTTCCATCAAGTCCAACTAATGGACAGGCTTTTGTTTCAGGCACTACGACGTGGACTTATAGTTCTGCGAAGGGTGTCTGGAACATCACGTCTAATGGTCCATTAGGAGTCACTGGATACACTGGTTCTCAAGGCGTAATAGGTTACACTGGTTCATTAGGCTACACTGGCTCTCAAGGCGTTGGTTATACAGGTTCTTCTGGTGCTTATGCTGCTATTGGCTATACAGGTTCTGGTGGCTATACAGGATCGGCAGGAACAAATGGTTACACAGGCTCTCTAGGATACTCTGGTTCTCAAGGAGTTGGCTACACAGGTTCTGCTGGTGCTGGTGTAGGTGCTTCAACAAACACACAGATTCTTTTCAACGATTCTGCTGCTGCGAACGGCTCATCCAACTTTGTATATAATAAAGCAACAAACGTTATAACTGCATCTGCTAATATAGCAATGGCTAATGCGTATCTATCTGCGTTGGTGTTAAAAGCGTATGCTGAAGACAAAACGGTCAACGCGGCGGCTACTGGTACAGTGACGCTCGATCTGTCTACGACAAACGTATTTGATCTGACACTGACTGGTAACGTGACGTTTGCTTTTAGCAATCCAGCGCCCAGTAGCAGAGTCCAGACCTTTACGATCATTGCTAAACAAGATGTTACAGGTGGTAGAACAGTAACATGGCCAGCAACGATTTCTAAGTATGCGGGCGGTAACGTTCCACCTGCTACGACAACTGCTAGTGCTATCGATATTTGGACGATTACTACATATGATGGCGGAACAACCTATGTTATATCGTTGTCGGTGAAGGATGTTAAGTAATGCCTATTGGTGGTGGAAAGTTTACATTAGAAAAAACATGGCACTCGGCTGCACCTAGCACAACTACACTAAATGCATCTGGTAACTTTACTGTTCCATATGGTAAATATGATATTCAAATCTATGGTTATGGTGGTGCTCCTATTCCAGGAAACGTTTCTGGATATAATGATTACTATAACTATGTTTACGTTCCTGCATCTTACAATTCTAACATGATTTATTACGTCACCCAAACATTTTATCAACCAGTTAACTTATATACCGGTGCTCCTACTCCAGGATATGGTGGTTCATCTACATCAGGTCCCTACACCACTTACAGTTGTCCAACACCAAATTCTTACATTGCTTATGGTCCTTATGGTTCCGCTTCTACATATTATAACTATTCATGTTCGCCTGGACCGCCCACTCTTGTTCCTGCATATTCTTATGGCAATCTTGTTCCTGGAAACCCTAACTATAACCCAAGCAATGTTGCCAATCCAGCAACTCTGATGGGTGCTACGATTCCAGGTGGCTCTACGAACTATTCGGCAAATGCTGTTAAAGTTAACTATCAAAACTTTCCAGGCGCTCCTGCTGGAACAGCATATCCAGCAACACTTGCAACTGGAGCACAAATGGTGATTGTTTACAGATGAGTTTAGAACAAGTTAGACATCAAATATTTACATGTTCGGGATCAGAGGATCATGTCCATGAAATAAAGTTTATTGTCGTTGAGAATTCAGATACCATTATATTTGAGCCAAATCGATTTATTAAAGATAGATGGAACAGTTATATCTGCTTACAAGGTGCTATAGATATCAGATACACCAATACTGACACCGAACCGCGTCTTGAAGAAATAGATGATATTTTATCTGCTATAGATGCTGATACGAGTGGGCATTTATCTTACACAGTTATAGATGACAAAAACTTTACAATAAGACTTCATTCTGATTGGTATCCAAAGAACGAATTGGTTGAATATCAACATCCTATATGGCTATCAAATATGTTTGAAAGTAGAATCTTTCAAGTAGAAGGGTATGATGTTATTATGAAAAGAACTTTTGTTTCTCAGAAACATTTTAGGTTTCTTGATGATAACGTTTCAGAGTTGCGTAAAAAGATCGGACTCGATATTGTAGCGGAAACTGCCGCAAATCATTATAGATTCTCATACTGTATATTAGAAGCAGGACATTCAATCAATATAAATCCGACCGATGAAAATGCTGAAGTCAGTTTTATAGGAGATGATTATACTGTTAATGGAAAATATATGGAATTTCAAGAGACCATAAGTGGTTCAACGCCACTGACTGTAGAAGTCGCGTCTGGTATCTGTTACATAACAATGGTAGAAAAATATGATTTGCTCACAGTCTAAAAAAATCTGCATTATGCTTCCACCTAAAAATGGTTGTATGACTCTGGAAAGCATCTTTAACAAAGTGCATGATATCGATCACATCGCAATTGATACTAAACAACATTACACACTCGAAAGTTTTGCTACAAAATATCCTGACTACGATCTGTCAGGATTCACATTCTATGGTTTTTACAGAAATCCAATCGATAGATTCTTATCAGCATACGAACATGCTAAATGGCATCCAGAATTGGCATATATTCAAACCATCTTATATAAACAGATCACGTCAACACCGTTAACGACGGTGCAAAAACTAAAAGGCGGTCCTGCACTTTTTAAATCTGATTTGAAATCTCTCACTGTTGCTCAATATTTTGATTGTCTTCCTAAAATCGAATATGTACAAGCCAATAGTTATACACCACGATTGGACACCTTTACGCCACAAAAGAGTTATCTTGACATTCCAAACATAACTTTATTAGACTTCAATAACTTTAATCAAGAGGTTATAAATCTGTTGACAAACTTTGAATATGGGTTTACAATTGATGTTAATAGTGTACCTAAAAAGAATGCGGCTGAAGATCGGATTATAACTAAAGATACATTAACACAGATTGAGATCGATCTAATCAAGAATAAATATAGTGAAGATTACGAGTTCTTCGCATCGAAGGGCATAACATTTATTGATTGAGAGAGGATATATAATGGGGTTTCCTGTAAACAAGTATAACTTGATGTTGCCAAAATTTGGCGTTATGAAAGAAATCTTTACACCAGACGAAATTGAAAACATCATCTTTCTTGAAAAGTTGATGGATTTTACAGCCGCTAAAACTGGCTTAGTTCATAATGCGATGTGTGATCCAAATCTTAGAGATACACAAGTATGTTTCTTTCCGCCAGATGAAAATTCTCGTTGGCTATATGATAGAATTTCTGCCATTTCTTCTAAAGCAAACTATGATTTGTTTATGGAAGATATTGAGTTTATGGAAGATATTCAGTATTCGGTGTATGATGTGGGTTGTCATTATGATTGGCATTTTGACGCATATGACGAATATCGAGTATGGCAAAGAAAAATTAGCGGCGTTGTTTTCTTAACCGATCCTGAAGAATATGAGGGTGGTGAGTTAGAAATCATCACAACTGGTAGCCCTGATAAGTCTCAAAAGTTAAAGCCAGTTAAAGGCGATGTTGCGTTCTTTTCTTCTGTACATCCACATAAAGTTCATCCTGTAACAAAAGGCGTTCGAAGGACCTTAGTGTTTTGGGTAATGGGAAAGACGCAATAATATGAATTTAAAATTGTTATTTAAGAATGAAGTGATCGAGTTCTATTGCCATCCAAATCAATATGGTGTTATTCCAGAACCAATTCCAGCAAATAAATGTATTGCGGATTGGTGGAAGAAAGTTCCTCCTAATATCGAAAATCGTAGAGACGCTCTTGGTGATCGTGCCATGACAGCCAAGAAGTGTATGCCCATGCTCGACGTTATGTCATTAGGGTATGTGATTCCGCTTCAAGCCGATTTACAGGTTATCACCAACTCTGATTGTTCTATCATCAAACTGCACACACCACCAGAACTAAAGATTGCGGAGTTTCATGACATAGCACAGATCGGCGGCAAGAACATTTCACCATCCAAGGGCGATGCTATCAAGTTTATCAATCACTGGGTTATCAAGACCGCTCCTGGATGGTCAACAATGTTCATACCGCCTTTGAACCACTTCAATCCAAACTTTACATGCTTTAGCGGATTGGTTGATACCGATAAATATGCAAAAGAAGTTAACTTCCCTGCTGTATGGCATATGCCTAACTTTGACGATAAGTTGCCAGCAGGAACCCCCCTCGTTACGGTCATTCCTGTGAAACGAGATTCGTTTCCTAAGAAGCCTAAAGTGAGAAAGATGAGTGATGCTGAGTTTAAAGAGATTGATAGGATTTCAAGAACACAACAATCAAGAGCACATTATTATACAAATGAATTGAGAGAGTCTAGAAAATGATGTTTTGGAAAAAACCAGAGTTACCCGATATCCAGTTTCTTGACATAAAACGTGTTTCATACCAAGCACATCCTATTGTGCCAGCCAAAGAAGTGCCGACTTATTTTCAAGAAACACAAATCAAGAATCAAGGTAGATTTAGATGGGCAGATTGTCCTGGAATGATCGACTATAAAAACTTCGGTTATATCGTTCCTGCATGGGATGATATTCATATCATTGCAAATCGTGCTGGTGTAAAAGTTGTTGTTGGTGGTAAACGCGGTAATGTATTTGATTCGCCCAAAATGATGGATGCAACCATATGTGAATCGATTGTTACGCCAGAAGATAATGTTCCATTGACAACAGTAAATTGTCATAGCCCTTGGGTAGCAATGGTCAACAATAAGAAACTATCAGCAGCGGTGCTTCCTGCTACATACCATTCACCGTTTCTAGATGATCTTTACGTTTATCCAGGTTTAGTAGATTATAATGGAAACTTTTCTTCGCTCAATTTTATCTTTTCCCCAAAGAGAGAATGTAAGTTGACGATTCCAGCAGGAACTCCACTGCTACAAGTTTTACCTTTTGAAGTTAGACATATCAAAGCAGGATATGGTCCCGCTGATGATTATCAAAGGGATAAATCGCAATCTATGATTTCCACAGTGGCACAATTTTATCGTAAGCATTATCAACAAAGAAAGCCTACGACAATATCGCTCAATCCTTAATACCTTCAAGAAAATAAAATGCATTTTCTAAATCGATAGGAAGATCAAAGATATAATCCACAGTTCCTGTATTACCCAACACCCAATGTTCATATGTGTATCTAGAAGTCATTCCTCTAGCATACTCAGAAATGTTCATTGGGTGTTTTAGTTTTCTGATATGTTCTGACTTTGACCACCAAAAATTACCGCTTGTGAAACTGTCTATCTTGAATCTGCCATTCTTTATACTTGGATCACTTACACCGACTACATCACAATGCTCAAGCCGCTCTACACATTCTTTCCATTTTGTAATACAGAAATGGTTTAGAACCTGTTTCCAGTTGAATGAATACATATTGAAGTTGGCTGATCCTTTGCTATGAAAGTAAAGAACGTCTATGTCTCTATCCATACAAGCATCATACAGATAACTTAGAGTGTGCCCCTCATAGATATTTTCCATTGTGGTATCTCTTACATTAAGAATATTAGCAAAGGGGTATTTCAAAGCAATGTAACTCTTGACATCTGAATACAGATTGTCTCTAAATATAGGCATAGTGATTGCTATATTGATCTTGGCGTGTTCATGAAGATTTGATTGTTTGATTGCGGATAGTTGTTCATCTACCCACCACACCCACATCTTGGCATTTTCGGTATCAGGGATGTATAAATGGTAAAAGACTTCAATGTTTCGCATATTTTTATTTATAAATACAAGTAAAACTAGGAGTGATATATGGCTGGTCCAGCAACGAAAGATGAGTTTAAAGAGTATTGCTTACGCAAACTCGGCAAACCTGTAATCGAAATCAATGTTACAGAAGACCAGATCGAAGATCGCGTGGGTGAAGCGATTCGTTTCTATTGGGACTATCACTTCGATGGTTCTGAAATGGTGTATTATAAGCACCAGATTACTGCTGATGACATCGCAAACAAGTATATCACAGTTCCAGAAAACATCATGGGCGTTGTGTCTGTGTTTCCTATTGGCGATCCTAGCATTCGATCAGATGACCTCTTCAATATTCGCTATCAGATTGCGTTGAATGACCTTTATACTTTGACAAGCGTTTCACTCGTGCCTTATTATATGGCTATGGAACATCTGTCTCTTATGTCAGAGATGCTAATCGGCAAGCAACCAATTCGTTATAGTCGTCACAAAGACAGAGTTTACATTGATACTGACTGGACATCATTGAGCGTCAATAGATATCTGATTCTTCAAGCCTACGAAGTCATTGATCCAGATGTTTACACAGATGCTTGGAATGATCGCTGGTTGCAGAACTACGCAACTGCTTTGATCAAGAAGCAGTGGGGTGATAACATCAACAAGTTCTCTGGTATGTCTCTTCCCGGTGGTGTGCAGTTTAATGGCGATAAAATCCAGAATGATGCTGAGGCTGACATTCGTCGCTTAGAAGCAGATATGGCTTCGATCCAGTTACCGATTATGGATATGATTGGCTAACATGGCAACCAACGTTTTCTTTAATAACTTCACAAATGCACCTGAACAAAACCTCATTGAAGATTTGATCATTGAATCCATTCGCCAGTATGGTCACGATGTATTCTATTGCCCAAGAACTCTGATTGCCAAGGATGATATCTATGGCGAAGACACGCTTTCTGAGTATAATGGTAACTATGAAATAGAAATGTATATTCGCAGTTACGATAGTTATGAAGGCGATGGGCAGTTTCTGTCTAAGTTCAATCTAGAAATCAGAGACCAAGTAACATTTACTGTTGCTCTTAGAGTCTTTGCTAATGAAGTTGGTCAATATACTAATCTAGTACGCCCAAGTGAAGGTGATCTAATCTATCTTCCAATGGCTAATCGTATTCTTGTGATCAAGTATGTAAACAAAACACCAGTATTCTATCAGATGGGCGCTATTCAAATGGTCGATCTTGTTTGTGAGATGTGGGAATATAGTAGCGAGAAACTTAATACTGGTATTGATCTTATTGATGCTTATGAAATGAACAACACATTGGATATGAATGACTTTGCCATTCTGACTGCTGATGGTTATGAGATTTCTACAGAAGAAGGCTCTGCTATTCTTCAAGGCACATATGATCTTGATGTCCAGACACATGACGTGTTCTCTGATAACGAAGAGTTCCAGATCGAAGGCGAGACGATTCTTGACTGGTCAGATTCCGATCCTTTCAGTGAAGGTAGTGTCTGACATAAACTTTTTTATAAATACTCTTAACTGTAAAGGAGTATTTCTATGGAAAAATATGGTTTTGTTTATATCTGGTTAGACCGCAAACATAAGCGTTATTACATCGGTTCTCATTGGGGAACAGAAGATGATGGTTATGTCTGTAGTTCTTCTTGGATGAAAAAAGCATTAAAAAATAGACCAAACGATTTCAAAAAAAAGATTATAGCAAGAATATATTCTTCAAAACAAGATTTGTTAAATGAAGAAAATAGATGGTTGGCTATGATTAAACCGGAAGAACTAAAAGAAAGATATTATAACTTAAGAATACATGATTTTGGTCATTGGTCGGCTGATCAAGATTTATCATTATCAGTCGGACAGAAAATATCAGCGTCTCTCATCAAAATGTACAACGCTGATGGTTATGTTAATCCCAGTAAAGGCAGACCTAAGAGCGAAGAAACTCGCAAAAAACTGTCTAATGCGCTTAAAGGAATACCCAAAAACTATGTAAGATCAGAAGAAACTCGCAAAAAAATATCAGAAAACAGTATAAGATTACAAAAAGAACATAAAGTTGGAATGCATGGAAAGAAACATACAACCGAAACTTTAAATCTTATGAGCAAAAATAATGCAATGAATGATTTAATAAATAGAAAAAAGATAGGCGATGCTCTTAAAGGAACGCAAGGTCTTATGTTGAATGGAAATAAAAAAATGGCTAGGCCAAATACAGAAAAATGGAACGATCTTATAAGTTTGGGTTATGTTCCTATTAATAAAGAGTTGATCTAATGTTTGGACAAACTTTTTACCATGGCACACTAAGAAAATACGTTGTTCTGTTCGGAACGATCTTCAACAACATTATCATTGAAAGAGATAATGCGGCTGGTGTTGTTCAACAGACAATGAAGGTGCCTTTGTCATATGGACCAAAAGAAAAGTTTCTAGCACGTCTTGAAGGTGATCCAACACTAGAGAACCAAGCGGCTATCGTATTGCCAAGAATGTCATTTGAGATGTCTGGCTTTACCTATGATGCTTCGCGTAAGACAAACACGCTCAATAAAATCTCACAACCTGCCACGGACAAAAGTTCGGCTAGTTATCAGTATGCTCCTGTGCCATACAACATCCAATTTACAATGTCGATCATGGTAAAGAATGCAGAAGATGGCACACGCATCATTGAACAGATTCTGCCTTACTTCACTCCACACTGGACCGCAAGTGTTGAACTTATTCCTGAGATGAATGCGGTATACGATATTCCTCTTGTCATTGATAGTATCTCACAAGAAGACTCATATACAGGACCATTTGATCAAAGACGCGCTATCATCTGGACATTAACTTTCACAATGAAAGGATATGTATTCGGTCCTACAAAGACTTCTAAGATCATCAAGTATTCTGAAATCAACTTCAAGATTCCAAGAAGCGGCGATCCTATTGCTAACACGGCTCTTGCTAACACGGTTACAATAGAAGTCACACCAGGGCTAACTGCTGGTGGTCTACCAACATCTAATGCTGCTGCATCTATTGGCGTTCCCAATATCGTCGCAACAGACAACTATGGTTTCATAACGGATTTTACTGAGAACTTATAATGAAAGATTTAGACAAGTTTTTGAATATTGCACCTGAAGATGTGGTCGAAGTGAATCTTCCTGCCACCATTTCTCAACAGCCGCAACAGACAGCAATGATAGAGAATCAGATTGCAGATGACTTTGAGTTTGCAAGAGACAATCTATATGACATTATCGGCAAAGGCACAGAAGCCTTGGAAGAACTTGTCAATATTGCATCTCAATCACAATCGCCTAGGGATTATGAAGTCCTCGGCACAATGATCAACACACTCGTGACAGCCAACAAAAGTCTTCTTGAAATGCAAAAGAAAAAGAAAGAGTTGATCATATCCGCTGCTCCTGAAGCAGCACAGAACATAACCAATAATCTTTTTGTGGGTAGTACGGCTGAACTGCAAAAGTTTATAGCAGATAGAAAAAAGACGGATGAGTGAATTTTATCTAAATAACCCACGATTAAAACGATCTAATGTTAAAGTAGAATATACCGCAGAACAACTTGAAGAATATATCAAATGTTCTGAAGATCCAATCTATTTCATTAAGACTTACTGCAAAATTGTTAACGTTGACCAAGGTCTGATCAACTTCCGCCTCTGGGGTTTCCAAGAGGAAATGATTCTCAAGTTTGAGACTGATCGATTTGTTATCTGTAAGATGCCTCGACAGGTTGGTAAGACGACAACTGTTGCTGCATACTTGATGTGGAAGATTCTCTTCACAGAAAACTATAACATTGCTATCCTAGCAAACAAGGACAGACAGTCAAGAGAAATCTTGAGCCGTGTCCAACTTATGTTTGAGCATCTTCCAAAGTGGCTTCAGATGGGTGTGGTCGAATGGAACAAGGGTAATATTGAACTTGAGAATGGCTCTAAGATTCTAGCATCTGCTACATCATCATCAGCCATTCGTGGTGGTTCGTTCAACCTTGTTTACCTAGATGAGTTTGCGTTCGTTCCCACCAATATTCAAGATGAGTTCTTCGCTTCGGTTTATCCTACGATTTCATCTGGTCAGACATCCAAGATTCTTATCACATCAACGCCTAACGGCATGAACATGTTCTATAAGATTTGGGTTGATTCAGAAGAGGGCAGAAACACATATGGCAGAGTTGATGTTCATTGGTCACAGATTCCTGGACGTGATGAGAGGTGGAAAGCAGAGACTATTGCTAATACCTCTGAAGATCAGTTTAGACAGGAATATGATTGTGAGTTTCTAGGATCTTCTAACACGCTAATTCATCCATCCAAACTAAGAGCACTGACATACAAGACGCCGCTTACCAAAAATGATCTGGGTTTGAAGTATTATGATACACCAGAAAAGAATGCAATCTATGCAATCGTGGTTGATACCTCGCGAGGGCTTGGCGGCGACTACTCTGCATTCATTGTGGTTCAGGTCACAACGGTGCCTTATAAAGTTGTTGCAACATTTAGAAACAATATGATATCGCCTCTGATCTTTCCAAATATTATCTATGAGACGGCTACGCATTTCAACAATGCATTGGTGCTCGTAGAAACAAATGACATTGGTCAACAGGTCGCTGATATTCTTCATTATGATATGGAATATGAGGGCGTGTTTGTTACGGCAAATAGTGGAAGAACAGGACAAACTCTTTCTGGTGGATTTGCTACGACCACACATTATGGCGTAAGAACCACAAAACAAGTCAAGCGTATCGGATGCTCGGCTCTTAAGACACTTGTTGAATCCGATAAACTTATTATTGAAGATTATGACATCATCAGCGAACTTATGAGATTCTCTCAAAAAGGACAATCATATGAAGCAGAAGATGGCCATGACGATCTAGCAATGTGTTGTGTTCTCTTTGGATGGCTAACTTCACAGCCATATCTTAAAGAGTTGACAGACGTTGATATTCGTCAAAAGATTTTTGACCAGAATGCACAAATGTTTGAAGAAGAAATGCTTCCTTTTGGAATCTATTCTAGCGGAGATTCTGTTGCCGATGCGGAGATTAATCAACCTATTGATTTAAAAACAAACTTACCAAGAGACGACTTCTGGATGGCAATGAACGCCGATAAAGTCAACTCTGACAATTTATAAATAAAAGCAAATATCGCAACTAACACCTTTGAATGGGAGATCACAATGGCGTTCCAAGTCAGCCCTGGAGTAAATATTTCTGAAATCGATCTAACTAGCGTAATTCCATCAGTTTCCACCACAGAAGGTGCAATTGGCGGAACGTTTGGTTGGGGACCTATCGGAAAGTTTGTTCTAGTAGATTCTGAAAATACTCTAGCGGCTCGTTACGGCAAGCCAACAAACAACAATGCAGAAACATTTTTTACTGCTGCAAACTTCCTTGCATACGGCAATCGTCTGTATGTGAGCCGCGCTGCTAAGACCAATGGTTTCTCAAACACAGTTGGTTCAATCTCAACATCAAGCAACACAACGATTTTTGTTGCTGGTGCTACGACATTTACCGCTGCTGGTATTACCGCTGGTCAAGCGATTTATGGTGCTGGCATTACTGAAGGCACAACTGTATCATCACTATCAGCAAACGCGACTCACCAGATTGCCGTTATCTCGGCTAACGCAACTGCAACTGGCACAGCCTCGCTTAACTTCTATGACTTGACAAACTCTTATAATGCTGTTGCTAATAGCACTACAGCGGTAACTCGTTCTTCATATATCATCAAGAATGCAGATCATTTTGAAACTATATCTATTGCGAGTGGTGTTGAATTTGTTGCTCGTTATCCTGGCGATTTAGGAAATTCTCTTAAGATTTCTGTTTGTGATAATGCTACACAGTATAACTCTACCATCAATCCTTATGCATTTACCGGCAAAACCGATGCTGCTAATGGCATTTCTACAAATAGTACGGTAATTCCTGGACCTTCTGGTATCACAATTAATGTAAATGAAAATACTGCAAATGTTTTCATCGCAAATACATCTACATGGCCAGTCGCAGTTGGTGTGGTTTATCCATTTACAAATGATATTAGAAATAATTTCGCTGTTGGTGATTATATTGAAGTTGGAAACAACTCGATTGGAAAACAATATTTAAAGATTAAATCGGTCGGAACAGTTTCTAACACAGGTGCTGGTTCTCCTACAGGACAATGTACGTTTAATCTTATTTTTGAAACTCCATATCAACTGTCAACAAACTATGCTGCGAACACTGTAACACGCAACTGGGAATATTTCAATAATATTTCTACTGCTCCTGGCACTTCTGCAACGCTTACGGCTTTAGGCGCAACTGCTGTTGACCAACTAAGTGCTGTTGTTGTTGACCAAGACGGCGTTTTTACGGGTGTTCCTGGAACAATTCTTGAAGTATTCCAAAATATGTCAAGAGCAACAGACGCTAAGAATATTGATGGAACGACAAACTATTATAAAACTGTAATCAATGATGGGTCAAACTATGTTTGGGCTACAAATGATCGCACAACTGCTCCATCAAATACTGCTATCAATGTAATCAACTCGACATCCACAGTTCCTTATGTTGCATCATTTGTAGGCGGCGCGGATGGAACAACTTCATCAACTATCGCTCTTGCCGATCTTGCTGCTGCATATGATCTGTTCAAAGACGCTTCTTCGGTTGACGTTTCTCTGATCATGCAAGGCAAGGCTCGCGGTGGTACTAATGGCGAACAACTTGCCAACTATCTGATCGACAACATTGCAGAAAATCGCAAAGACTGTATCGTATTTGTTTCTCCAGAAAAAGCAGACGTATTCGGCACAACTGCAATCGGTTCAGAAGCGGCTAGCATCGTAACGTTTAGAAACAGCGTTCGTTCTTCTTCTTATGCGTTCATTGATTCTGGTTACAAGTACCAGTATGACAAGTACAATGATGTTAATCGTTGGATTCCATTGAATGGTGATATCGCTGGTCTTACGGCTCGCACAGATACCACTCGTGATCCTTGGTTCTCGCCTGCTGGCTACAATCGTGGTCAGATCAAGAACCTCGTCAAACTTGCTTACAACCCAACTCAAGCGGACCGTGATGTTCTTTATAAGAATAGCATCAATCCAGTAATGACGAAGCCTGGACAAGGCACAGTGTTGTTCGGTGATAAGACCGCACTTAACAAGGGAAGCGCATTCGATCATATCAATGTTCGTCGTCTCTTCATTATCCTTGAGAAGACAATCTCTACCGCTGCCCAATCTACACTGTTTGAGTTCAATGACGAATTCACGAGAGCACAGTTCAAGAACCTCGTAGAGCCATTCTTGCGTGATGTTCAAGGTCGTCGTGGTATCTATGACTTCCGCGTTGTTTGCGACGAATCAAACAATACATCAGAAGTTATCGATAGCAACCGCTTTGTTGGCGATATCTATGTTAAACCAGCCGCGTCTATCAACTTCATTCAACTAAACTTTGTTGCTGTAAGAAGCGGCGTTGAGTTTACTGAAGTCGTTGGCAAATTTTAATAAATAAGAAAAAGGAGATAAAACGTGGCATTCAACATAAATGACATCAGAAGTCAACTTACTTATGGAGGTGCTAGACAGAACCTTTTCCAAGTAAATATTCAGAATCTTGGAAATGGATCAGCAGACTTCAAAGTTCCGTTCATGGTACAGGCGGCGCAATTGCCCGCCTCTACTATCACACCTATCAATGTTCCGTATTTCGGTCGTCAACTTAAACTTGCTGGTGACAGAACATTTGAACCATGGACTGTAAACATCATCAACGATGAAGATTTCTTGATCCGTAATGCAATGGAAGAATGGTCTAACAAGATCAATCGTCTCCAGCGTAACGTTAGAGAGATTAATAAATACAAGTCACAAGCACAAGTCACACAGTTCGGCAAAGACGGAACTAAACTCCGTATTTACGAATTCAATGGTATCTTCCCAACAAGCATTTCTGCTATTGATCTGGGCTGGGATGCAGACAATGCTTATGAAACATTCCAAGTCACATTCGAATATGACTATTGGACTGTTGCTGGTGGTGTAACTGGTAATGCTGGCGGTTCGTAACTGAACCCTTTATAATATTAGTATTTGGAGATTATTTTGGCTGAACTATTCGGTTTCGAGATTAAAAGAAAAGTAGAAGAGAAGCCCATCGTTTCTTTTGCCCCAAAGCAAGAGGACGATGGCGCTCTCGTTGTATCTGAAGGTGGCGTTTATGGCACCTTTGTTGATATGGATGGTTCAATCAGAACTGAAAGCGAACTGGTTAACAAGTATCGTGAAATGGCACAACACCCTGATGTTGAACTAGCCGTTGATGATATTGTTAACGAAGCAATCGTGGCTGATCCTAAGAAAGAAATCGTCACACTCAATCTGGATGAGTTAAAACAACCAGACAACATTAAAAAGATGATTCAAGCAGAGTTTGCAAATGTGCTAGAACTTCTTGAGTTTACAACTCATAGTTATGAAGTCTTTAAGCGTTGGTACGTTGACGGAAGACTCTATTATCATATCATCATTGATGAACAAAATCCAAGAGAAGGCATCAGAGAACTTCGCTATATTGATCCGCGCAAGATTCGCAAGATTCGTGCTGAAAGAAAGCGCAAGATCAAAGGCACGAATGTGTCTGGTATTGAAGTTGCTAGCGAGTTCTTCATGTACAATGAAAGAGGCTTTGCTAAGGCTCCTGGAAACAACTCATACAGTGATGCAACACAGGCTGGTGTTCGTATTGCTAAAGATGCAATCGTTCAAGTTACAAGCGGGCTAACAAACACTGCTGGTGATCTGATCCTTGGTTATCTAAACAAAGCAATCAAGCCTCTAAACATGCTGCGGTCGATGGAAGACAGTCTTGTTATCTATCGTATCTCTCGTGCACCAGAACGCCGTATCTTCTACGTTGACGTTGGTAATCTTCCTAAGCAAAAAGCCGAGCAATATCTTCGCGATATCATGACTCGTTTCAAGAACAAGATCGTTTACGATTCGGGCACTGGTGAAATCCGTGATGACCGTAAGTTCATGACAATGCTAGAAGACTTCTGGTTGCCTCGCCGTGAAGGCGGTAAAGGAACAGAAATCACTACACTTCCAGGTGGACAAAACCTTGGTCAGATTGATGACATTGTTTACTTCCAGAAAAAGATGTATAAGTCATTGAACGTTCCTGTTGGTCGTCTGGATTCTGAACAACAGTATAGTTTTGGTCGAACTACAGAAATCAGTAGAGATGAAGTTAAGTTTGCCAAGTTTGTGCAAAGACTTCGCTCTAAGTTCTCAGAAGTGTTTACTCGTGTTCTAGAAAAGCAACTGGTTCTTAAGGGCATCATTACTCTGGATGACTGGCCAGAGATTGTGGCTGCATTCAAGTATGAGTATGCTGAAGACAATCACTTTGCAGAACTAAGAAATACCGAAATCCTTAGAGACCGCGTTTCAATGTTGCGAGATGTTGTTGACTATGCGGGTAAGTATTTTTCAAACGAATGGATTCGCCGCAATGTTCTGTATCAAACTGAAGAAGATATGGAAGAGATTGATAAGCAGATCAAAGAAGAGCAAGACAATCCACAGTATCAAGTATTAGATGCTGCTCCACAAGATGGATTGCCGCCTGTTGCTGCCGACCAACAACAGATTCCACAAGATCAAGCACCAGCACCTAAAGCCAAGCCAGATATGAGCATGGGTCCTAAAGTGCCTGATGTTGTCAAGAAATAAATGCTATTATAAATATATTAAAGATTTGGAGAAAACCCATGCCAACTATTGACGATTTGATTGACTACGCAGACGCTTCGATGCCAACAAAGTTTGGTGAAACTCTAGAGACCATCCTCGCTCAAAAGGCTGCGGATTCATTGGCGCAAATGAAAGACAGCATTGCACAGAACCTGTTTGGTCAAGCGGATGAAGATGACGTTGAAGACGAAGATATCGACGATGAAGATATTGACGACACTGATGAAGACGATTACGAAGATACCGATGAAGATGATTACGAAGATGACGAAGACGAAGACTTTGACGTAGATTTTGATGATGAAGATTTCGAAATAGACGACGAAGATTTAGAAGGAATGGAAGACGATGACGAAGACGCTTAATCAATTTATCGAAGAAGGTTATCTTAAGGTCAAGTCTTCTGATGAACAGAAGTTTATTGACAAGCATGTTGCTGTCCAGAATCCAGATCGTAACGGAAACGGCGATGAGGTATTCAAAGGCGCAAAGGTCAAGACGATCAATCGCCGCAAAGAGCGCAAGGGTTATGATGCTGGCGATGACGCTAAGGTTTATGAAGAAGCGGAACTTGAAGAAAAAGCACCTCCTGGCGCTAAGTATGAGCGTATGGTAAAAGACATCAAGAAGGGCTATGCTAAAGATGGTCTGACTAATAAAGAGAAAGCCATTTCATATGCTACTGCTTGGAAGGCTAAGAAGGCTAACGAAGAAGCCGAACTCGCTGAAATGGAAAAGGATCCAAAGACACCCGCATTCGATCCTGCTCGATCAGGTCCTGGTGGCAAAGGAAAGATGATTTCCAAAAAGAGAGCATCTAGCACATCTTCAAATCTTTTCAATAAGATTATGGATAAGCATAGCAAGTATTCTAAGGCTAACGAAGAAGCAGAACAGATTGATGAGTTGAAAGACAAAACATTGCAATCTTATGCAGACAAATCTTTTAAGGCTGCCGACAGAGCAATCACGGCTAAAAGAACAGCGGATAATGAGTCCGATCGTGAAAAGGCACGCCGTACTGCCGAAAAAAGATCTAAAGGTCTCGACATGGCAACGCAAAAACGTTTAGTTGGAATGCGTAAAGAAGAATCTGAACAGATTGATGAACTTAAAAGAGAAACTGTACGCAGTTACTACAACAAGGCTATCGCACAAGGCAAACCGATCGCTGATAGAATGAAGATGGGTGGCGGTGATTGGTCAAGCGATGGATCAGACACAAAGACTCTGAAGAAGCGTGCCGCTGGTGTCACAATGGCTCTTAAGCGCCGTGAAGGCAAAGTTAAAATGAGCGAAGAAACTCTTGTAGACATTCTGTCTGGTCTTAAGGAATCACATATCAGAACTATGGTTGAAGTATATGAAAGCCTTAGCGAAGAGAACCAAGCAAAGTTTGTTGCAACATGTAAGAAAGACGGCGGCATTGATGCTATGCTTAACTTCGCAATCAAGAATAGAGGTGAATAATGGCTTATACGATTACATCAAATAAGAAGAACACCTCGCTTGTTATTCATATTTCTTCTGCTAACGTAAATCTAAAGGTTGCTGGCAATAACAGTGTCAGCAATCTGGCAATGTCTGATGAAATCCTTAATGGTGCTTATATTACTCAAGCATTCTGGGGCAATGACGGAAACGGCCATATTCAAATCTTAAGAGATTCTGCGCTTGTTGCTGTATATGATTCATCGAGTTATGTTGATTACGCTGGATCAGGTATGCCATTATCTGTCGGGCAATCTGCAAATCTGATAGTCAACTTTGTTGGTTCTGCTAATGCATACTGCGTTCTAGAACTTCAGAAGACTGGCACATTCGTCTCTGATTACTTTAAGCCATAAGGAATAGATACATGAAACTTATTACTGAAGTAACATTCGAAGCCAACTGCGTAACAGAAGCCAGAGAAGATGGCAAGAAGAACGTTTTCATTGAAGGTGTTTTTCTTCAAGGCGGAATCAAGAACCGTAATGGACGTATGTATCCTGTAGAGACATTGGCTAAAGAAGTCAATCGCTACAATGAAGCATATGTGAAGACCAATCGCGCCATGGGCGAACTTGGTCATCCAGAAGGTCCTTCAATCAATCTTGATCGCGTGTCTCACATGATCACAAGTCTTCGCCAAGAGGGCATGAACTTCATTGGTAAAGCCAAGTTGCTTGATACTCCTATGGGTAACACTGCAAAGGGGCTTATCGGAGAAGGTGTTCGTTTAGGTGTGTCTTCTCGTGGTATGGGTTCATTGAAGATGAACAATGAAGGCATCAACGAAGTTCAGAACGATTTCTATCTTGCAACCGCTGCTGATATCGTAGCAGACCCTTCGGCTCCTGATGCGTTTGTTAACGGTATTATGGAAGGTGTTGAATGGGCATGGGAAAACAATCTGCTAGTTGCACATCAAGCCAAACTTCAAATTGAACAGGCCGTGTCTTCAAGAGAGTTGAATGAGCGTAAACTCAAGATTTTCGAGACGTTTGTTTCAAAATTATAATTCTAATAAATAAATGAAATACTTTAAAGGAGTACACTATGTCCAATGATAACTATGGTGCTGACCGTCTAGACGAGGTTTCTCAGAAACTCGCTACAAAAACGTTCGTAAAACGCGCCAACCAAGCGGATGACCATGATGGATATGATGATCCATATATGCAAGGCTCGGCTTTCAAAGCCGGTGATAAAGCAATTAAGACCAGAAAATATATTGGCAAAAAGTTTGGAAATACCGCAAGTAACGATGCTGCAAAAGCATTAATAATGAAAAAGGAAGAAACTGAAATGGATGAATCAGCAGGCTCTGATACTTTGAAGCCAGGAAGCCAAGGCGGAACGAAAACAGAAATGCTGGCCACTTTCACCTCTCTTCTTGCTCAATTGGGTAAAGAAGATTTAACCAGTCTGTTCAACGATTCAATGAAAAAGTATAACCCAGACAACGTGCCTTCGGCAACTGCTCCTGGTAAAACTGGCATGCCACAAATGGCAATGGCTAAACTTGGCGTTAAGGAAGACCTCGATGCAATGTTCGCTAGCGATAGCGACCTCACAGAAGATTTTAAAGAACGCGCCTCTACCATTTTTGAAGCGGCTATTGAACTCCGTGCAAATCTGGAAATCGCTCGTCTTGAAGAAGAGTATTCAGATGCTCTTGAAGAAGAAGTTGCAACGATTAAGGAAGACCTGTCAACTAAGGTTGATCAGTATCTTAACTACGTTGTTGAGCAGTGGATCGAAGAAAATCAAATCGCAATTGAAACTTCACTCCGCTCAGACATCGCAGAAGACTTTATGCAAGGTCTTTACAACCTATTTGCCGAAAGCAACATCCATGTTCCTGAAGAGAAGATCGATGTGCTTGGTGAACTCCATGATAAGATCCTTGAACTGGAATCCGCTCTTGATGAATCAATCAACAGCCAACTAGAACTCAAGGCTATCATTAACGAAGCCGAAAAAGAAGCAGCCTTTGATGAAGTATGTGAAGGTTTAGCAGCCACTCAGGTTGAGAAACTCCGTACACTTGCTGAAGGTGTTGAGTTTAACGATATGGCTTCTTACTCAAGAAAGTTGGACATTCTGAAAGACAAGTACTTTACAGAAAAGAAGATCACATCAACCAATATTATTACTGAGACTGTAGAAGCCGGTCAAGAGCCTGCCGCTTCAGTTCCTGCAGAAATGTCACAGTATGTTTCCGCAATCTCAAAATCATTAAAGTAATAAATAAAAAATAACTACCAATACCCAAGAAAGGTAAGGAGACTAAAATGTTAGCTGAGGAAATTAAAAATAAGTGGAAGCCAGTTCTGGAACATTCAGAACTTCCAGAAATCACTGACGCTCACAAGCGTACAGTAACCGCACAAATTCTTGAGAACACAGAGAATGCTCTTCGTGAATCCAGTGCAATGGTTAGCGGTTCACAACAACTGTTGGGAGAATCACCAACAAACGTTGCCGGTAACGTTTCTAACTTCGATCCAGTATTGATCTCGCTCGTTCGTCGTGCGATGCCTAATCTGATCGCTTATGACATCTGCGGCGTACAGCCAATGACCGGACCTACTGGTCTGATCTTTGCTATGCGTTCGAAGTATGCCAACTCCACACAACTGAATGGTGAATCATTCTACAACGAAGCAAACACAGGCTTCTCGTCACGTCTTGGTGCGGGTCTTGACTCTGCCAACACTGGTGCGGCTTCTGCTACTGCCGTTGGTGCTAACACTGTTGGTACTGCTCCTGGTTCTTCAAACAACGCCGGTAACTCAACCTATAACGCTACTATGGGTCTGTTGCTTGGTGCTGCTGAACAACTCGGTACTTCTGGCTTCACGTTCCCAGAAATGGGCTTCTCAATCGAAAAAGTTACCGTGTCTGCTAAGTCACGCGCTTTGAAGGCTGAGTATTCACTTGAACTCGCTCAAGACTTGAAGGCCATTCATGGTCTGGACGCTGAAACAGAATTGTCAAACATTCTGTCGGCTGAAATTCTTGCCGAAATCAACCGTGAAGTAGTCCGCGATATCATCATCACAGCCGTTAAGGGTGCTACTGATGGTACAACGACTTCAGGTATCTTCGACCTCGACACAGACTCAAACGGCCGTTGGTCAGTTGAAAAGTTCAAGGGTCTTATGTTCCAGATCGAGCGCGAATGCAATCAGATCGCTAAGGAAACCAGACGTGGTAAGGGTAACATTCTGATCTGTTCTTCAGACGTTGCTTCTGCTCTGCAAATGGCTGGCGTTCTCGACTATGCTCCTGCTCTTAACTCGAACAACCTCAACGTTGACGACACAGGCAACACCTTCGCTGGTGTTCTGAATGGTCGCGTGAAGGTCTATATCGATCCATACGCAGGCACAAACTATTGCGTTGTAGGCTATAAGGGTTCATCGGCGTTTGACGCTGGTCTGTTCTATTGCCCATACGTTCCATTGCAAATGGTTCGCGCTGTTGATCCTAACTCCTTCCAGCCTAAGATCGGCTTTAAGACACGCTACGGAATGGCACCAAATCCATTCGCTAAGGGTGCTACGGCTGCTTCTGCGACTGCGGTTCTTGAGCAAGATTCCAACGTTTACTATCGTCGGGTACTTATTCAAAATCTTATGTAAGATCAAGAAACTACACTAAAAACTTGGGGAGGGCCGAAAGGCTCTCCCCTTTTTTTGTTTTGATGCCATGATTTCTTTTGACTTATTAAAATGCCTATGCGATATTATAAATATAAACAAAAAGGAACTACCATGATACCGTTCAAAGATTTTATCGCTGAAGAGACTTCTAACGAATATTCTGCTGCCAAACATAAATTGAATATCACAAAAAGCCGCTCTGGACATTACACAATCACGGTTCGATTTAAGAACGGACCAAGTTATTATGGACTCAGTGGCAAAGTTGGCAAACTGTCAACAGCAGTCCATGCTAGAAATGCTATTCCAGATGCAATAGAAGATTTACATAAACAATATAAGAAACATGGTTTTTCTATTCCAAAATAGGTTGACATTGCTTTAGCCTATCGGTATAATAACTATTGAAGCAATAACAATATAAGGTATCTTTAATGACTGTTCCAACAAATAAGAACTTCTTAAGCCCAACAGGTTATAAGTTCAGTATTGTTCGTGCTCCTAATGTAGCATACAATGTACAGAGAATCAATCTTCCTGGTATTAGTCTTGGTTCAGCAGAACTTTCCACACCATTTCTAGTTATTCCATTACCTGGTACTGGTATTACTTATGATACAGTATCTGTAGAGTTTAAAGTTGATGAAGATATGGCTAACTATCTTGAAATCTTCAACTGGATGTTAGGTCTGAGTGTTGGTAAGACATTTGGTGGGCATCAAACAGTACCAAGAAATAGTATCGATACTGGTAACAATATATTGACATCTGATCTTAACCTGACTATAATGAATAGTGCTTCTAGAGGTAATGTCAGTGTTGACTTCTATGATGCTTATCCAGTCAGTCTATCAGATATGCAGTTTGATTCTACTGATACAGATATCAACTATATCAATGCAACAGTAACATTCCGATATCTCCAGCACACTATAACAAAGTTGTAAAAGAAAGTACATAATGAAGATTGATGATATTTTTGGTTTATGGGAAGTAGATAGTAAAATAGATAGAGCCGAACTTGGCAATGAAGCGATAAAGATACCACAACTCCATCATAAGTACTTCAAGATTTATACCAATGAGCGATTGGTTCTTCGCAAGTATGAAGCCGAGATGAAAACTCTTAGGATGACCAAGTATGAGTTCTACACTCAAGGTCCTACTAAAGAGACGATGGAACTTGGCTGGGAACTGCCAGCATCTGGTAAGATTTTACGCGCTGATGCGAACGCATATATAGATGCAGATAAAGATATTATCAATCTGTCTCTTAAGATTGGCATCCAGCACGAGAAAGTGGAACTTCTAGATTCCATCATCAAGTCATTGTCACAACGTGGCTATAATCTGTCTGCTGCAATCAACTGGGAGAAGTTTAAAATGGGAATGTAAAATGGGTAAACGAAGTGAGTTTGAGCGGCGAGACAGAGACTATTATCCTACACCAAAAGAAGCGGTATTGCCGCTATTTGCACATCTAGATCCAAACACAAAGTTCATTGAGCCTTGTGCCGGTGATCTTGCGTTGGTAGATATATTAGAAGAACAAGGTCATGAATGCGTACTCGCTTCTGATATAGAACCTCAAGCGCCGAATGTTCTGAAGCAAGATGCTTTATCATCAACATTCAAGCCTAATCCCAATGAAATCATTATAACAAATCCACCATGGGACAGAAAAGTTCTTCATCCTATGATTGTCGCATTCTCAAACTTGGCACCAACATGGTTGTTGTTTGATGCAGATTGGATGCACACTAAGCAATCAAAAGAATATCTTCCACGATTGAGAAAAATCATTAGCGTGGGCAGAGTTAAGTGGATACCAAACTCAACAATGGTAGGAAAAGATAACTGTGCGTGGCATCTGTTTGATAAGCCAAGTGAAACTCCAACTATATTTTACGGAAGATAGAATATGGCTGATGTACACCTACGCTTTATAAACAATGTCAATATGCAAGTAGTCTGCGATCCTTCCATCATTATGGAACTTGCAGACCTTTTGACGTGGAAGGCTCCCAACTATAAGTTCCATCCTAAATACAAAGCACGAATGTGGGACGGTAACATTACCAAGATCAACAGAATGTCTGGTATTGTCAATGTTGGTCTAGCACAGGTCATTAAGAAGTTCTGTGATAAGAATGAATACACCGTTTCTTTTGATCAAGAACTGACCTACGCTTCTGTATCAGAACATGAACTAACAGAGTTTATCAAGACACTCAATATCCCAGAGAAGTATTCTATAAGAGATTATCAGTTTACTTCTATTCTAAAGTGTATCAGAAGTGGTAGACGGACGCTGTTAAGCCCGACTTCTTCTGGTAAGTCTTTGATGATCTATATCATTACTCAGTGGTATAGAGAACACAAGAACTTGGTTATTGTTCCTACGATTGGTCTTGTAACTCAACTTGAGAAAGACTTTGAGGATTATGGATACAAAGGAACTATTCATAAGAGCACCAAAGGATTAAGCAAAGACAATAACATTCCTGCTGATATCGTCATTACTACATGGCAGAGTCTTGATAATGGTAAGAGTAGAATGCTGCCTTCATGGTATTCACAGTTTGGTGCGGTGTTCGGTGATGAAGCGCATGGATGTAAGGCTGCATCATTGATCAAGATTCTAGAGAGTTTGGTTAACTGTCGCTTTAGATTTGGCACTACAGGAACTCTTGATGATGATCCATTGAACGAACACACGATCATTGGCTTGTTTGGTCCGAAGTATCAAGCAATCACAACCAAAGAGATGATTGACCAAGGCTATGCCTCTAAGTTAAAAATCAAGTGTATCGTGCTTAAGTATGATGAGGCTACTTGCAAGAAGTTTGTCCCAAAGCCAAAAGACAAAGACGGCAAGAAGCATCCTGATAACATGGAATATCCTGATGAGATTGATTTCCTCGTCAACTGCAACGCAAGAAATGTTTTCATTAAGAATCTAACACTGTCTCTCAAGGGCAACAAACTGGTGTTCTTCAAGATCATTGATCATGGCAAGGCGTTGTATGATTTGATTGCAGAGACAAGCACAGACAGAGTGTTTCATATTGATGGTGCTGTTTCTGGTGATAACCGAGAGTCTATCAGAAAGGCTATTGAACTGGAAGAGAATGCTACTCTTGTTGCATCGCT